CCCAATCTGCGATCCCTCCCTGGTCACACATGGTCGCAGTGACAGCCCAGATCCGGAGGTGATCCCCGGTGAGGACAGTCGAGTGCACGGCCTGCGGGTCATCCTTCGAGGCGAAGTCGCCCCGTGCGGCCTACTGCAGCGGCGCATGCCGTAAACGTGGCTCCCGAGCGGGCGTGAAGGCGTCTGTGGAGCCGATCCGGCCTCCTGCCGACCCTGATGCGGTCGCACCGCTGCTCGCGACGACTCGGCGTGAGCTCGAGGCGGCCGGTGTGGCGGATACGGCGCTGGGCCAGCAGGCGATCGAGCTCGCACGGAGAATGTCGGACCCGCGTGCTATGGGCCTGAGTGTCGCGCCGATCAGCAAGGAACTGCGATCGGTGATGGCTGAGGCCATGAAGGACGCTCCGAGGGCTTCGAAGCTGGATGAACTGAGGGCCAGGCGTGAACTCAAACGTCACGCTGGTTAAGCCGGCGCATTTCACGGCTCCTGACTTCGCTGACTCGCTGGCCCCTGAGGTCGCTGATCTCGCGGAGATGGTCGGCTTCCCCGCCGATCCGGAGCAGCTGCTGGTGCTCGAGCCGATGTTCGGCCTGGATCGTGCAGGTCGGCGGGTCGCGTTCGAGGTTGCGGTGATCGGGGCCCGTCAGAACATCAAAACTGGCTTGTTCAAGATCGCTGCGCTCGGTGAGGCGTTCATAGCTGAGGTGCCGCTGCTGGTGTGGAGCGCTCACGAGTTCCCGACAGCTCAGGAAGCTTTCCGGGACTTGTCGGAACTGATCGAGTCCTCGCCTGACCTGGACCGCGAGATCAAGCACATCCACCGCGGTAACGGCGATGAGGCGATCGAGCTTCTGAACGGTTGCCGGATCAAGTTCAAGGCCCGCACGAAGTCCGGCGGCCGGGGGCTGTCGGGTAAGCGCGTGGTGCTGGATGAGGCGTTCGCGCTGCAACCGGTGCACATGGGCGCATTGCTGCCGATGCTGTCGGCGCAGGATGAGCCGCAGGTCTGGTACGGGTCTTCTGCGGGCTTGGCGGACTCCGAGGTGCTTCGTGGCATCCGGGACCGCGGCCGGCTGGGCTCCGGGTCAATGGTGTACGTCGAGTGGTGCGCGCCGCGGCAAGGCTGCGCCACCTCGGACTGCAGTCACGCAGTCGGGTCTATGGGCTGCATCTTGGATGACGAGTCGTACTGGCAGCAGGCGAACCCGCAGATGGGTCGCCGGATCCGTACGGAGACGATCCGCAATGAGCGGCTCGCGCTCCCCCCGGAAGAGTTCGGACGTGAACGTCTGGGCTGGTGGGACGACCCCGGTCATCTCGAGCACATCTTCGGCGCAGAGAAGTGGGCGCGCTGCGCTGTCCCATCTCAGGACACTCCGCCGACCGAGGGAATCACGCTGGGCATCGCGGTGTCGGTCGACCGCGCTTGGTCCTCGATCTCCGGTGCCACTCCGCTGCCTGGCCGCGAACTGGTCGGACTACTGGATCGCCGCCGTGGAACTGACTGGATTGTCGACGAGGCGAAGCGACTGCAGGAAACACTGAAGTGCCGGATCGGGATCGACTCCCGTGGCCCTGCCGCTGACCTGATCGACCCCCTGAAGGCTGCCGGTGTGAACCTACGGCTACTGACGACCACCGACGTGCTGGATGCGTGCGCCGCGTTCTTCGACAAGGTGCAGACCCAGACCATCGCGCACATGACTCACCCCGAGCTCGAGGACGCGGTGCGCGGCGCTCAGCGGCGACCGGTGAGTGACCGGTGGGCGGTGGGGCGCAGGAACTCCACCTCGGACGTGTCGCCGTTGGAGGGTGCTGTCATCGCGGACTATCTGCTCGGCTTCTCGTACGACCCGTTGTTATCCGTGTTCTGAGGAGGGGCTGATGCGCGCAATACTGACGACCCTTCTCGACGCGCTGGGGCTGCTGCTGATCGCTGCCGGTGTCGGCGGCGGCCTTTACAGGTGGATCGGACTGTGGTCCCTGGCGGTTGCCGGCGTGATCGTCCTCGCGGGTTCGGCGCTGGCTTCATCCAGGAAGGGTGAGGTCCGGTGAGCCTGTTCTTCCGTAAGGCTGAGCAGCGCACCGCTGACCAGTGGTTCAACACGTTCCCGGACTATGACCTGCGGACTCTCTCGACGGAGCGGGCTACGCATCTGGCGCCGGTGTTTTCGGCGATCCGGTGCATCGTGGACTTCCTCTCGACGCTGCCGCTGGACGCGTACCGGATGAACGGCGATACCCGGCAGGAGATCACGCTTCCGCTGCTGTTCCGCAACCAGAACGAGCCCGGTCGTCCAGGGATCGGGTCGTGGATCGGCCAGGCCGGGTACGGGCTGGTGACCACAGGCAACGCGGTGGGGTGGATCTCGGAGACGGACGGTTTCGGCTACCCCACGGTGGTGAACTGGCTGCGCCGTGACTGGTGGTCGTTCGACGAACTGAAGAAGCAGTGGTATGTCGCCGGCCAACCGGTCCCATCGAGTCAACTGGTGCACATCCCGTGGATCGTCCCTACCGGTCACACGCTGGGCCTGTCGCCGATCGAGCATTACGCGGCGCTTGTCCGTGCAGGCCTGTCGGCTCAGGACTACGCGGACGTTCGACGTGGCGGCGGTCTACCGCCTGCGGTGCTGCGGAACACGCAGCAGACGATCCAGCCTGACGCGGCCACGGTGATCCGGGACCGTGCTGTTGCTGCGTTCACATCCGGGAAGCCGTTTGTCACGGGCAACGACTGGGACCTGTCCATGACGGTGATCCCGCCGTCACACACACAGTTCATCGAGACCCTGAAGCTGACCGCTACCGAGATCGCTGCCATCTACGGCATCGATCCTCGCGAGATCGGCGGTGAAGCGGCAGGGTCGCTGACCTACATCACGGACGAGTCCCGACCGCTGAACCGGGCGAACGACATGCGTCCGTACATGGTGCGGCTCGAGGACGCGTTCAACCGTCTGCTCCCCGCGCAGCAGTGCGTCAAGCTGAACGTGGATGCGACGTTCAGGACGGACGCGAAGACCCGCACCGACATCATCGGCGAACAGCTGAAGGATGGGCGTCTGTCGCTCAACGAAGCCAGGGCGCTCGAGGACCGGCCGCCTGTTCCGGGCGGCGACTTCCATAACGCACCCGCACCATCTGTAGATCCGCTGACAAGAGGAGAACTACCATGAGCGACGCTGAGCGGCGCTTCACGTCGGTCCCGGTGGAGATCCGCGCCGGGGACAAGATGACCATCGGCGGGTATGCCGCGAAGTTCGGGCGGATGTCCCAGAATCTCGGCGGTTTCGTCGAGCAGATCGACTCGCGCGCCTTCAACAAGTCGCACGGCGACGGCTGGCCGGACGTGCTGGCCCGCTACAACCACGAGGACAACCTCTTGTTGGGCACGACCGGTGCCCGCACGCTGCGCCTCGGACTCGACGAGGTGGGTCTCACCTACCAGGTGGATCTACCGACGAGCCGCGCGGATGTGCACGAGCTGGTGCAGCGGGGAGATGTGCGGCAGTCGAGCTTCGCATTCATCGCCTTCGATGACGACTGGGCCACCGATGATGTGACCGGCTACCCCATGCGGACCCTGCAGTCGGTCCGGCTGATCGATGTGGCTCCAGTGAACACCCCCGCCTACCTGGATACTTCGGTGGGTTTGCGGTCCGGTAGCACGGTCGACGTCCGCTCGCTGGCCCATGTGGAGCAGCGGGTCGGTGGCGCGCTCATTGGCCCTGGCTCGGCGTACGAGTCGCTGGCGCGCAAGTTCGGCGTTGATGTCGCTGAAGTGCGCGCTCTGGCTGAGCGCGATGAGCTGATCAAGTTCTTCAAGCGCACTGACAATGCCGCCCCAGTGAAGCAGCACCGTTCGGCGCAGGCTGCTCTCGCGGCGATCGCGTTACTGGACCCTGACGCGACCCTCTAGACCACCACTCACGGCGGGCAGGCACAACCACCCGCTGACCGTGGCGCATCAAGCGCAGTAATCCGGCAGGGCAGCCCCCACCGGGACTCATGCATGACCCCATCCGAGTCCCGTGAAAGGGGACCCACACATGTCCAGCATTGCTGACACCCTGATGGAGCGCCGCGCAGCGCTCATCAACGAGGCCCAGGAGATCGCCCAGCGGGGCGTGACCGAGGGCCGTGAGTTGTCTGTCGAGGAGCAGTCGGCCTTCGATGGCATGTTCGCCGAGGCGGGCACGCTCCTGGGGCGGGCCAAGGCCATCAAGGACGGCGAGGACCGCGGGCGCGAGCTCGAGGAGTCGTTCCGCAAGGTCACAGGTAAGCAGCCGAACGAGCAGCAGCGCCAGTCCGATGCCGACGCCGCGTTCGGCAAGTGGGCCCGTGAGGCCCGTGTCGGTGACGTGTTCGACATCCCGGCTGTTCCGGGTGCGGAGCGGCGCGCGATGGCGACCCGTGGCCAGGAAACGCGTGCCATGTCCGCCACTGGCGGTGTGGCGCAGGACGGCGTGTACGGCCAGCTGTGGCAGTACGCCGTGGCGGGGTCGCAGCTGCTGCAGTCCGGTGTCGACATCCTCAACACCACTGACGGCAACACCCTGCCGCTGCCGGTCGCGACGGTGCACGCCACCACCGGTACGGCGAACGCCGCAACCCCGGCGGCGATCTCGGCGAACGGTGCTATCACCGCGAACGACGCGACGCTCACCACGGTCAACCTGTCGGTCTCCAAGTACGGCTACCTGACCCTGGTGCCGTCTGAGTTGGTGTCCGACACCAACTTCGACCTCGAGGGATACATCTCAATGGCGGCCGGCCGTGAACTCGCCCGCACCCTGAGCTTCATCGGCACCACCGCCCTGATCGCCGGCTTCACCACTGTCGGTGTCACCGGCCCGGTGGGCACCACGGTCAGCCTCGGCTCACAGGCCACCGCCGGCATGGGGTCCGATCTGCTGGTGAACCTGTTCCACTCGGTGCTCCCGGAGTACCGGACGAACGCTGCGTGGGTCATGGCCGACTCGTCCTTCGCGGCGATCCGGAACCTGAAGGGCGCACCGAACGGGTCCTCGATCTGGCAGCCGGCGCTCACTGCGGGCGACCCGGACACGATTCTCGGCAAGCCCGCCTACGTCGTGCCGCAGCTGCCGGTGATGGCGGCGAACGCGAAGTCGATCTACTTCGGTGAAATGGCGGCGCTGAAGATCCGCATCGCGGGCGGGCTACGGTTCGAGCGAAGCAACGAATATGCCTTTGGCAATGACCAGGTTGCTTTCCGCACTTTGGTCCGTACCGGGGCCGTCACGGTCGACCCGAACGCCTGCAAGTACCTCGCCAACAGCGCAACTTAATACAACAGTCTCTCTATTCTGGTCCATTTGTGCTGCAATCATAAATGGACCAGAATAGAGGCAGTACCCACCTATTGCAGAGGTGTTCAATGACCGAAACGCGTTCCGCTTACTTCGACCGAGGCCGCACGAGGTGCTCGGTAGACGACTGTGAAACCCATGTGGCGACGCTCGCCTCCGGGTATTGCAACAAGCACAACTACAAGTTCCTCCGGTATGGCGATCCGCTGGCTGGCCGCACGCTCACGAAGCGCGGCACGGGCGGCCGGTATGTCACAGGGGTTGGCTACGTGGTCGTGGTTGACGAAAACCGGGTTAAGAAACTTGAGCACCGCGTCGTCATGGAGCAGATCCTCGGTCGACCCCTCGCGCCGTTCGAGAACGTGCACCACATCAACGGCATCCGGGGAGACAACCGCCCGGAGAACCTGGAGTTGTGGGCGAAGCCGCAGCCGCAGGGTCAGCGCGTTTCGGACCTGCTGGCATGGGTGGTCGACAACTACCGCACTGAAGTCGTCGATCTCCTCGACCGCAGTTAGATACCAAGGCCGATTGCTGGGGGCTCCTGCCTTGCCTCAGAGAGCTTGGAGCAATCATGCCGAGGATCACGACGCAGCACGCGTCATCCGCTGTCATCACGGCTGCCGGGAATACGGCCACCGCCACGGTTCAGCCGGTTGGGAACGTCGGCGGCCCTGTATCTGTGCACATCGGCGTCGATGTCGTATCGGGCACCAGTCCGACATGGGCGCCCGTGGTGCAGTTCTCCAACGACGGCACCACATGGCTGACGGCGAACGCTGACGAGACGATCCCTGTCATCACGACGACCGGGGTCACCGTGTGGCGTGTGGCGCAGTCGCGGGGAACTTTCGTTCGTGTGTCGTGGCCGCTTCCGGGCGGGACGACGCCCTCATTCACGGCCACTATCGCTATCTGGAGCTGATCATGAAGGTTCGTATCGTCAACCGCCCCACGGGCCTGCTGAACGGCCGGGACTGGCCTGAGGTCGGTGAGGTGCTCGAGGTCGAGGACAACGTCGGTGCTGACATGTGCGCCTCGGGTATCGGGGAACCGGTGGTCGAGGACAAGACCGAGAAGGCCATTGCCCCCGAGGGTGAGAAGCGCAGGCGGACCTGATGCCCACCGTGACGATCCCGACGACCACCTTGCAGATCGGGGCGCGGGACTTCGGGCCAGTGAGCATCGCGGATACGGACACCTCGATCACCTTGACGATCGACCGGACCGTGGCGAACGGGCTGGATGCGACCCCTGCCACGCATCTGTCGATCGAGGCGATGGTGTCGCTCGACGGTGGGGCCACCTGGACGCTGGCCGCAGGTGCGGGTATCGAGGGCGGGCAACTTGCCATGCCGCCGCCCCCGAGGGGGCCGGGCGGGTTCTACACCACGAACGTGCTGCGGGTGGGCCTTGACCAGTTCCCCGGTACCGGGCGGCGAATCAAGGCCACCCTCACCGTATCGGGAGCCTCCGTGGCGGTCGCCGGGACGCTGACGACCGCTTAGGAGGGCTGTCATGGCCGTAGCCTTCGACGCGGTAGGCCCATCATCGGCAGGTGCATCGGGCACCGGAGTCACGTCCCTGACGTGGACCCACACCGGAGTCGGGTCATCGCTCGCGATCGTCGCCGGAGGCGGCAGCACCTTCGACTCCGTGACCACGACCATGACGGTCGGAGGGGTCTCGGCGACCTCGCTGGGGAAGATCCACAACGGCGGTGGCACGGCCGGCTTTACCGAGGCTTTCGGCATTGCCGCCGTTGGCAGCGGCGCAAAGACGATCGTCTGGACGGCATCCGGCAATACCGACCTGGAGGGTGGGTCGACCTCCTTCACGGGGGCCGCAGCAACGTTCGCTGCCGCGTTCGGCACCCCAGTGACTCACGCAAGCGCGGGTAACCAGACCTCCGACACGGTGACGGTCACCGGGACCACCACCGGCAACCAGGTCGCGGGGCTTGGTTCGGCAGGGTCGGCTATCTCTTCGTTCACAGGTCAACGCTGGTTGATCAATGCCGGTTCGACCAATGCTGCGAACAATGCCGCCGGTGGTGACGCTGCCGCCGGTGGGTCGGTTGGTCTGACCCTCAACTGCGCGAGCGACTGGATCGGCCTGGTCGCCGTCGAGGTAAAGGCCGCCGCTGCAGCGGCCATCAAGGCTCCACAACCCATCAGTCAGTACGCAGGTTTCTACTAGGAAGTGAGCACCTCATGGCCCGCTACACCTCGCAGCTGGAGTCGTCTGCTGCACTCGCTCTCGACACCGGTTTCGCCTGGCTGCGGCCGGTCGCCGGTGCGGGAGCCAAGCTCCGCCGTGTCACCCTCGGCGTCGTCGCCGGTGCCAGCACCCCGACCTCACAGCAGGTCGTTGTCGGTCTGGTGCGCACCACGAGCGCCGGAACCACCCCTGGTGCGGCGATCGCCACCAACAAGCTCGACCCGAACTCACCCACCGCGTCATGCTCCCTGATCCCGTCGTACGCGACCCCGCCGACCGTGGCGACCGCGGACGCCTACCGGATCGCGTTCAACTCGCAGTCGGGCGTGGATCTGCCGTGGGAGCTGCTTGAGGAGTTCGTGATCGCAGCCGGTACGACCGATGGTGTCGCGTTCATCAACCGCGACAACGCGCTGCCGGCTTCGCACAAGTACGTGGTTTCGATGGAGTGGGAGGAATAAGCCCGCACCTGTTTCTCTGACGAGGAAGGGGTAGCGCGTGTCTCGTCGTTGGCGTTACCCCAGATCTCGCAGGGGCGCGTTCTACAAGACCATCACAGCCCAGGTCGTCGCCGCATCGCCCTATGCCCCGGTCTTCCAGGAGCCGTCAGCCCGCAACTCCCGGCCGCGTACCACACGCCGTGGACAGTTCTTCGGGGTTGTCCCCGCCGCGGTTGTGCAGACGTCGCAGTACGTCCCCATGTTCAGCGAGCCGGCGGGGCGCAACTCTCGTCCCCGCGGCAGCCGCAGGGGCAGGTTCTACGCCGTTCCACCGGCGTCCGTCGCGGCTGTAGCGGTCTGGGTCCCGCCGTTCCTGAACACGCGCCGGGCCCCGGTCCGCCCGGCTAGGCGTGGCGAGTTCCTGACCGTCATCCCCGCGGCTGTGCTCGCCGGACCGGGACCGCTTCTACCGAACATCCAGCACCCAACCACCCGCCGCGCAGCGGCACCTCGTAGGGGCCGGTTCTACATGGTCCCGCCGCTTGCTGTACTGGCTGGCCCCGGTCCGTTGCCGCCAAGTTTCCTGCGTCCGTCTACACGTCGTCTGGTGGCTCCTAGGCGCATCGAGTTCTTCACGGTCCCGCTTGTCGGCGCGGCCCCGGCCCCGTCTGTGGCGCTGCCGCAGACGATCCGCAGCCGGGTCAAGGTGCTGTTCGCGCGCCGTGGACGATTCTGGACCCCGGTCCCGCAGCAGACCATCACTGTCTCGTCCTGGGTACCGCAGATCGCTCGGACCCGACGCCCGCAGGTCGGCCCGGTACGCCGCGGCGAGTTCCTTGCTACGCCGTTGCCGCGCGCAACCTGCCCAGTGCGGATGCCCTCGCGCCGCTGCGGTGTGCCTGCGGTACGCCGTGGACACATCTTCGGGCCGACGTGGGTATACGTCCCGCCTGCGCCGCCCACCTCCGGCTCCGCAAGTGCTGCCACTGGGCCTGCGCCGACAGCATCGGCAGCAACTGGCCTGACTACTTCCGCTTCCGCCGGCTCCATGCCCGTCCCTACTGCGACTGGAGGATAGATGCCCTACGACATCGGTGACTCCGTCCCGATCGCCTGGGACGTGAAGGACTCCACGGGAACTCTGGCGAACGCCGCCACGGCGACGCTGACGATCACGCTCCCCGATGGGACAACCGTCACTCCCGCGGTGACGAACCCACCCGCTTCGACAGGGCACTACCAGGTCACATACGTCCCCGCCGTCGAGGGACGGTACACGTGGCGTGCGCTGATGACGGGACCCAACGCGGCCTATGGCGACACGATCGACGTCCGCGAAGCCGCGTCACCGTCGCTGATCTCGCTGGCCGACGCGAAGGACCAACTGAACATCACCTCCACGAAGTCCGACGAGCAACTGCGCGGCTTCCTCGAGGCCACGACTTCGATCGTCGAGTCCTACGTGGGTCCGGTGGTGCGGCGGCAGTACACGCGCAGGGTGCACGGGTACCGTCCGCAGATCCCGTTGCCGCACACGCAGGTGCTGTCGATCGACAACATCGTGGTGGTTCTGCCGGGAACGGGCACGGTCGACCTGACTCAGATCCTCCTGGACACCCCGTCTGGGATCTTCGGTTTCAAGTCGTCGTTCATGGTGCTGTACGGGGACATGGACGTCACCTACACGGTGGGCCGTACGTCGGTGAAGGCGGCTTGGATTCTCGCGGCGCAGATCATCATCCAGCACCTGTGGGAGTCGCGGCTGGGGAACCTGCCCAGCGCCCAGGGTGACGACCCGGTGGATCCGCGGCTCGGTACGGGGTACCTGGTGCCGTTCCGTGCAATCACCTTGCTACAGCCCGACCAGGCAGCGGCAGGCTTTGCGTGAGCGCCAGGACGGATGCGGTGATCGTGTATCTCACCGCGATGTGGAAGGCCGCGCTGCCGACCATCAACGTGGTCGACGGACCGCAGGTGAACGCCGACCCGTCGAATGACTGGGTGTACGTCGGGTTCAACGGTGGCAGCCCGGACGAGTTCAACGAGGGCGCGACCGCTCAGCAGTCCTGGATGGCGTTCGCGCGGGTGAAGCAGGAGGACGGTCAGGTCACGTGCGCGGTCGTATCACGCGCCGGTGACACCGATGTTCCTACGCTGCGCGCACGTGCCTACGGGTTCGTCTCTGCCGCTGAGGACGCACTCCGTGCAGACCCGCAACTAGGCGGTCTGGTGATGGATTCGTTCGTCTCGGACCACCGGTACTCGCCGGTCCAAACCAAGCAGGCCGCGAAAGTCCGGATCGTGTTCACGGTCACCTACAAGGGCCAAATCTAGAAGGAGAACCGCACATGGCCGCACTTACAGCCATCGTCCCCACACTCCTGGGGACGGTAAATGCCCCGGTCAACGTGGCGTCGACCGACACAATCGCGCAGGCGCAGCTAGGTCCCAAGGGTGCCTACCTCGACGTCATCAATGGTGGCGCATCGCCGGACACCATCACCATCTCGGACGCCGGAACGTCGCCTGCCGGAAGTGCAGCTACGACGCCGACCGACAGCGTGACCGCCGGTACGTCCCAGATCTTCTACATCAGCCCGACCCAGGTGAATCCGGCGACGGGTCTGGTCACGATCACTCACTCGTTCACGGCGTCGGTGACGTGCAAGCTCTACCCGAACGGGGTCTGATGACGAACACGTACCGGCCGCTCTCGGAAGCGGCGAAGTCGCAGTACGGCGATGCCGTGGTCAGTCTCGACCTGTCCGTCATGGACGAGAGGGACGCCGTCGACGGCGGGCACCTCGAGATCGTTCCACGTCCCTACAAGGTCCTGTCGGACAACTTCTCCGGCGGCCCACAGGACAGCGAGTGGCTGGGCGCACTGCGGGTTGAGCTCGAGGCGGCCCTCATCCAGGGCGGCCACATCGAGCGCATCGAAGCCCCGCCCGTCAAGGTCGGCCCTGCCGACGTGTCCGTGAAGGAAGCCGTCGAGGACGCACCGGCCAAGAAGAAGTAGCACACGTAGACACCCTCGGTTGATCCCCGAGGGAAGGAAGGCCCGGCACACCCAGGCGCGCCGGGCCTTCCGCACTGCCTGGGGTTTCCGTTCCCACCCCTGAGACTCCAGGAGCTACACCCATGGCGATTCAGACATTCACCGATGCGACGATCATCATCAACGGCGTCACCCTCTCGGATCACGGCAACCAGGTGACCATCACCGACGACCGCGACGAGAAGGAGATCACCGCCTTCGGCGCTACCGCGAAGGCGTACGCCAAGGGCCTCGGCGACGCGAGCATGGACATCGTCCTGTTCCAGGACTTCGCGACCGGCAAGACGCACCAGACCCTGCAGCCGCTGATCGGGTCGACCACGCCGTTCGCGGTTGAGGTGCGGTTCTCGTCCGCTGCCCGGTCGGCGACGAACCCTGCCGCTCTGCTGGCCTCGGCGCTGATGTTCAACTACAAGATGCTGGACGCTTCGGTCGGCGATGTTCCCGCGACCACCGCGACCTTCAAGAACAACTCGAATGCTGGCATGACGTACCCCATCGCCTAGTGGCCAGCATCCAGATCCGTGGCGGCGACCAGTTCAAGGAGGCCGCCGCCCGGATGCGCAGGGCGAACGGCGAACTGCCGCACGAGATCATCAACGCCCTCGAACGCGCGGCTCCCCCGTTGGAGCGTGCCGCGACGGCGTCGGCTGCGGCGAACCTGCCGCATCGTGGTGGGCTCGCGGCGATCGTGGCGTCCTCTGGCATGTCGCATCAGCGGCGGGCCGGCGGAATCCGGATCATTGCCCGCGGCATCACTCAGCTGAAGCTGACGAACGAGGGTAAGGTCCGCCACCCCGTCTACGGCAAGCCGGGCACTTGGGTGGGCCAGGCGATCCCGAAGGCGCTGGACTGGTTCGACCGTCCGATCCACAACGGTGCGCCGAAGGTGCGTGCGGAGTTGAAGAAGGCGCTCGACAAGATCGCCCGCGAAATCGCGTAGTAGCTAGTCCAGCGGCTCTCGTTTCCCCTGACCGGGCGGGGGCCGCTGCCATATCCACGGTCAGGAAGGTCAGGAGAAGAAATGCCGAAGCTCACCTTCCATCAAGGCGTCAGCCGTGGTGACCAGGTAGTCACGCTCGATGGTGACGACATCTCGTCAGCTGTTCGTTCGCTGAGTCTCAAGGCGTTCGCTGGCGAAGCACCCGAACTCGTTATCCAGCCCGCTGTCTACGAGTTCTCCATCGAGCCGATCGAGGTCGATCTCGATGTGGCGATGACCAAGGTCCACGTCGCCGAGGAGACGGTCGACCTGCTGAAGCGGTTCGGCTGGACCCCTCCTCTGAACCCGGGCTTCCCCACCGAGCAAGCTTCAGGTCAGGAGATCTGAGATGGCAGCCAGGACAGTCAAGGTCCTCTACCAGGACGGCCGCGAAGAGACCGTGAAGGTCTACCCGCGCGCGCAGGTCATGGCGGAAGAGCACTTCGGCGGGGTGAAGAACGAGAACGCGATCTCGGTCACCTACTACTTCGGGTGGGCGGCGCTCAACATCTCCGGCAAGGAGACGTTGGACTACGAGACGTGGCTCAACAAGATCGAGGACGTCGAGGACGTCACGTGGATCGATGACGCCGAGAAGGCCGCGAACGAGCCGCACCCTACCCAGCCGGATCCGTCCGGCGATACCTCATCCGACTCAGCCTCCGCATCGGACTGATCGCCCACGTAAGCATCCCGTGGCAGGTCCTGGCTGACGAGAGCTGGGAAACGCTCTACACGTACGAGGACCTCCTCGACGAGCTCGACCCGAACAAAGAGCCGGTTGTCGACGGCGCGCAGTGGCTCATCCAGCAGGCACAGAAGCACGGAGGCTGACAATGGTCGACTCCCGGCTCGCTTTCGACATCATGGCAAGGGATGACGGTGCCACTGCCGTTCTGGCCAAGGTGGAGCGTGCTCTCGACAAGACCGGGAACGCGGCCAAGAAGAACACTGCGATCAGTGCGGACGCGGCGAAGGCCTCAGCGAACCTGACGAAGGCCCACAACGCCGAGTCCGATGCCCTGGACAAGGTTCAGGTCGCTGAGGCGCGTCTGTCTGACGTACGCAACAACTCGAAGGCGAAGACCGGTCAGGTTGTTGCTGCGGAGAAGATGTTGGCGAAGGCGCGGCGTGACGCCGCTGTCGCCGGTGACACAGCGCAGAAGGCGGCGAAGGATCTGGGCAAGATCCTCGACAATGAGGGCAAGAGTGCCGGTAAGGGCGCAGCCAAGTCCGTGCTGCACTGGTTCACCGGTGCAGGCAAGGACTTCGAGAAGGCGGGCAAGACCGCCGGCGACGGGTTCAACTCCGGCATCATGGGCGCTTTGAAGACCCCTGTCGTCGGGCCGGCGATCATCGGCGGTCTGGTCGTCGCCGTGGCAGCCGCAGCGGTCCCGTTGGGTGCTGTGGTCGCCGGGGCGATCGTCACCGGTGCCGGTGCGGGACTCTCCGCGATCGGACTCAAGTTCGCGGCTGAGTCCGAGGCGGTCAAGTCGATCTGGTCCAAGACGGCGGCCGATCTGGGCGCTCAGATGCGCACCATTTCGAAGCCGTTCGAGTCCACGCTCGTGGCGATGAGTGTCGTGGCACGGCGCACCTTCGCCGGACTGAAGCCGCAACTCGCCGCAGCGTTCAAGACCTTGGCCCCGGCGGTGTCGGGATTCGGTGACCAGCTTGGCCGGTCCCTTCAGAAGCTGGGTCCCGCTTTGCAGCCGCTGGCCGGTGCCTTCTCGAAGGTGCTGGGGGCGTTGGGTCCGGCGATGAACGACCTGTTCGCGAAACTGTCGGCGAGCCTGACCAAGCTCAGCGAGTCGATCTCGAAGAACCCGACCGCGCTCGCGGACTTCACCCGCGGCGTCGGGGGTTTGGCCAGTGACCTGATCGGGTTTGTCGCTCGCCTGAATGACGCTGACGCGGCGTTCAAGCGGCTCACCGGCATCAGTGCTGTGACGGCGCTGATGTACACGTTGCGTGGCGCGGTCGCGACGGTAACCGGCCCGATCGATCTGCTGGCGAAAGGGTTCACCGCTGTCGCTGACGCCACCAAGTGGGCCATTGACAGGCAGTTCCCCGGTCAGGCCAAGGCCGCGGCGGATGCCGCGACTGCCGAGGCGTCGTCGTTGGCCAAGGCCGCTGCCGCCCATCTGGCGCATGCGAACGCAGTGGCCCACAGTGCTCACGCGACCCATGAGGCGAATGCTGCTGCTGCTCTGCTCGCCGGGACGTATGACCGGCAGGTCGCGGCGACGGACAAGCTGATCGGCAGCCTCAACAAGTTGTCTTCGCTGCTGCTGACCTTGTCTGGTGCGCAGATCGGCTACCAGCAGGCCGTGGACGACGCGACCCAGGCGATCAAGGACAACGGCAAGACGCACGACATCAACACCCAGAAGGGTCGCGACAACAAGACCGCACTGGACCAGGTGGCGGCGTCTGCGATTGCTCAGCGCGACGCGATGCTGAAGGCCAACGACGGGAACACGTCGGCGGCGAAGTCGGCACTGTCTTCCCGCGCAGCTTACGAGAAGCTCGCTCAGCAGATGGGGTTCTCCATCCCGGTCGCGAAGGCGATGGCGGCGCAGCTGATCGCGCTGCCGCCTGTCAAGCGCGTGGATGTGACGGCGAACATCAAGGACCTGCAGGGCAAACTCGCTACAGCTCAGGCGGCGTTGAAGAGTCCGCATCTGACGGCCACGAAGAAGGCCACGCTCAAGGCCGAGATCTCGAACCTGAAGGCCGGGATCGCGTCATCCAAGGGCCTGCTCGCTTCTTTGCCGCTGAGCAAGACCGCGAGACTGCTGGCGGACAAGGCCAACCTCGATGCGAAGCTCGCGGCGGCGAAGAAGCAACTCGCAGACCCGAAGCTGTCCGCGACGAAGAGGGCCAAGCTTGAGGCCACCTACGCGCAGTTGACTGCTGCTGTCGCTGCGGCGCAGGCGAAGATCAACTCCCTGCACGGCAAGACGGTCACGAACAGCGTGATCACGAAGTACTCGTCGACGGGGGTGAACCTACAGGCCCCGTCGAGCGTCGGCCGCAGAGCCTCTGGCGGCCCGGTCGCCAAGGGTGTCCCGTACGTCGTGGGTGAGCATCGACCGGAGTTGTTCGTGCCGAAGGAGAGCGGCACGATCCTCCCGAAGGTGCCGTCGATGGCGGTGGGTCAGAGTGTCGCGTCCGGGATGGCGCAGGGCATGCTCGGCGGCGGCGGGTCGGCGGTTGCTGCGGCCGGCCAGGTCGCTGCGCAGATGATCGCGAAAGCCAAGGACGTACTGGGTATCGCGAGTCCGTCGAAGGCGTTCGCGCAGCTGGGCCTGTACATCAACCAGGGCTTCAAGATCGGGCTCCTGGGGTCGGCGAAGCAGGTCCAGTCGGTCATGGCTTCGCTCATGTCCAAGGTCCTGAACATCGCCTACAACGCCGCTGACACGAAGAAGGCAGCGCAGAAGCAGGTCGCCACCTACACGGCGCAAGTGGCTGCGGCGACGTCACGTGCGGGGAAGAGGGCTGCTCAGGCCAGGCTCAACCAGGCGAAGGTTGACCTGTCGAACGTGCAGGCGATCGCTTCCCGGTTGGGTACTTCACCGAAGCGCAACGCTGTCCTGGCGATGATCCAGCGTGAGAACGTCGCTATGCAGAAGCTCGCCAACCAGCGCGCTGTCATCGCCGGGAGGTTGAAGGCGGCGCAGGCGAAGCTCGCTTCCGCGATTCAGGTCCGGGACGACTTCAAGAAGGCGGTCGTTGACGCGGCGCTGTCGTTCAACGCGATCACCAATCTGCAGCCGGACCAGGGCGGCCAGCTGGTGGCCGGCGACATCATCGCCCGCATGCAGCAGACCCTGGGTGCGACCAAGAACTTCGCAGCGAACCTCGCCTCCCTAAAGGCTCAGGGGCTGCGAAGTGACCTGTACAAGCAGATCGCTGACGCCGGTGTCGAGGCGGGCGGCGCTACGGCTGCCGCTTTGTTGATGGGTGGTAAGGGTGCTGTTGCTCAGGCGAACAGTCTCCAGGCGCAGATCGCCACCGCATCAGCTGGGCTGGGAAACACCGCAGCGAAGAACATGTACCAGGCCGGTGTTGATGCTGCGCAGGGTCTGGTGAACGGGCTGCTGGCGAAGACGAAGGCATTGGATGCGGCGTCGAAGAAGCTGGCTGCCGCGATCGTTGCCCAGATCAAGAAGACGCTGGGTATCCGGTCTCCGTCGAAGGTTCTCGAGTGGCACGGCTCCATGGCGGCCATCGGGTTCTCACGCGGCATCGAAGGCGAGTATGGCCGGGTAAAGAAGGCCGGGGTCGGTCTGGGTGCTGCGGCCATTCCTGGTTCGGGGTCACGCCGTTCCGCGGTCCCTGCTCAGGGTGGAGGTGTCATGCGCATTGAGATCGCCGCGGGTGACTCCAGTCCCTACACGGACTTCCTGGTGCGCGAACTCCGCAAGTACGTGAAGATCAAGGGCGGCAACGTGCAGCAGGCGTTCGGATGACGAACCAGTACACGATCGAGATCCAGACCGCGCCTGGCGTCTGGACCGCGGTCAAGGGCTATCAGCGGGACCCGTTGACCATCTCCCGCGGCAGGGACAACGAGCAGTCCCAGGCTTCGCCGCAGCGGTTGACGTTCACGCTCGACAACCGCGACGGCATGTACTCACCGCGCAATCCGCTGTCGCCGCTGTACGGGAAGATCGGGCGCAACACCCCGATCCGGTGCACCATCGACAGCGGGGTGTCGACCCGGTTCTACGGTGAACTGTCCAGCCTCGAACCGAAGTGGGACGAGAGCCATTCGGACAACTGGATCCCGGTCGAGGCGTACGGGATCATGCGGCGTCTCGGTCAGGGTCAGCCGGTGGTGTCGAACGGGCTACGGGACTGGGTACTGGCGCAGTCGACCCTGGCGGCGTACTACCCGCTGTCAGACGGCTCGGACACCACGGTCAGTCAAAACATCGCTCCGTCGATGTCCGGCACGTTCGGCGGTGTCCACCGTCCGCTGTACACGTTCGGCAAGGACATGGGTGCGGCGTGGCTTGGTACCGGAATGGAGTTGAACTCGACCGGGGCGACGGCCTGGATGCAGGGAGCCGGCGCACCATCGGGTGCGTTCGCAGCGCTTGACTTCGTGTTCCAGTCGCCGGCCCTCGGGGTTCTGGACGTGCAACTGTGGCCGACCTGGGACAGCTGGTACCAACTGCGGTTCAACACCTCCGGCAATGCGGGCACGACGCAGGTGTCCTACTACGACGGCAACGCCACGCTCGTCACCAACCCGGCAACCGGGGTCATCCCTGAACTGCAGGACGGCCAACTGCATACCTGCCGATTCATCCTTCGGGATGGCGGCGGGGCTGTCCCGATCCAGTACCGGGTGTACATCGACGGCAATATCGTCGACTTCGGCACCAACGGAATCAATCAGACCCTTGCCGGTGTCCCGCTGTTCCGGCTGTTCTATTCGCGGTTCACGGGTCAGACCGTGACGAACATCGCGCACATGGCGTTGTGGGCCGACAACACCGAGGCGAACCTTCCACTCGTCGGCGACTACTACAACGCCGCGTTCGCCTACACGGGCGAGACGGCGATCGCCCGGATCGCCCGGATCGCTGCCAACGGGGGTATCCCAGTCGCGACCGTGGGTACAGCGTCGGAGTCGGCGGTGATGGGGCCGCAGTTCACCGAGGCGAGGCTCGAGCAGATCCGTGACTGCGAAACGACCGACATGGGGATCCTGCTCGAGCAACGCAATGCCCCTGGACTGCTGTACCTGTCGAACGCGTCGCTGTACAACCAGACGGCTGCGTTCAATCTGGCTTACGACGGTCAGCAGGTCGTGGCTCCGCTGGAGCCGATCGACGACGACCAGTACACCCGCAACGACGTGACCGCGACCCGCCGTGAGGGCGGCTCGGACCGGTACACGGTTGATACGGGTGCCATGTCGACGGTGGATCCTCCGGTCGGTGTGGGGCGGTATGCGACCGAGGTGACGGTCAACGTGCAGGCCGACAATCAGCTGCTGTCGGTGGCCTCGTGGGTCGCGGGTATCGGAACCCTGAATCAGGCGCGGTGGCCTTCGGTGACCGTCAATCTGCAGGCACCGGGCATGAACTCGACCCTAAGGGCGGCGATCAAGGCCGCCGACGTCGGGAGTATGTTCACGATCACCGGGATGCAGAAGGCGTTCATCTACGACACGGTCTCGCTGATCATCGTCGGCTACTCGGAGACGATCGACCCGTTCGTTCATCTCTGGACGGCCAACTGCATGCCCGCTGAACCGTACGAAGTGTTCGTGGTCGAGTCGACCGGTTCACGCCTCGGCGCAGGCGAGACGGCGCTGGTGAACGCGACCATGACCACCACGGCCACAAGCATGTCGGTCCTGTCTGCTGACGCCACGACCCTGTGGACGACTGCGGGTGGGGACATGCCGATCTCGATCATGGTCGCTGGTGAAGAGATGACCGTGACCGCGATCTCGGGGACGACGCCCGGCAGTGCGCAGACCTTCACGGTTACGCGGTCGGTCAACGGTGTCGTGAAGACCCATTCGTCCGGAGAAGTGGTCCGGCTCAAACGACAAGCCGTGTGGGCTCTGTAGGAGGAAACAATGGCTTGGACGTCACCGCGAACATGGTTGTCAGGGGAGAAACCGGCCGCAGCCACACTCAACACACACATCCGGGACAACTTCAACGCGATCGGTGGATCGTGGACCGCGTACACGCCGGTGTGGACTGCGGCCACGACGAACCCGGTGATCGGCAACGGCACCATCGACGGCGCCTATGCCGCGGCGGGGAAGCTGATCTTCTACAGGATCGCCATTGTCGGGGGCACCACCACCACTTGGGGGTCGGGTGCGTACAGCTTCACCTACCCGCCGTTCACACCGAAGGACACCGGCAACCCGGGCAACCCGGGCACGACAGGGTTCATGTACGACCTGAACATCACCAAGCCGTACTGCTTGATCGGGATCGGGAACTCGTCGACGACGATCCGGATGCTGGAGTCGTCGGCCAACTCGTTCATGTCGCACAACTACCCCATCGTCACCCCGGCAACCGGCGATGAGATCAACATTGCTGGAACCTACGAAGCCGCCTAATCAGGGAGTGCATGCAATGTCATACGGATCACCCGCCCTTGACCCATCCAACCGGACTTACGCGGTCACCATGAATCACGCGACGATCACCGGCTCTGGCGATGTGGTCGCGACTCTGAGCTTCGGCAATATCGCGGAGGAGGAGGACACCGATGCTTGCATGCAAGCCTTCGTTGATGTCGTCTCCGCCGCGGAGAACTTCGTTGTCACCTCTGCGGTCAAGGTGACGCCGAGCTCGCAAGCGATCACCCCAACCTGATGGAACCCACGAAGGATGAGTACGACGCGGCGAAATCCCGGCAACTGGCGGACCCGGCAGGGTTCTCGTCCCGTGAACCGACCGATGAGGTGCTCGCTGACGTTGCCGTGATCAACGACTACGAGCGGGCCCAAGACGCCTTACTCCGCGACGCGACATGACAGCGGCAGGGAACGTCGCGTTCGCATCGCCGCACGCCGATGACGAAACGCTCTCGGCGGGCTACGGCCTCGCCTGGTACGCCCGCGCGGGATTCAACGTCCACGCTCTCCTCATGTCCCGAGGACCGGTCACCGCAGCGAGCCTCAGGTTTGACGGAAGCCAGCCCTGCAGGTTCCACCCCTACACCCACGAGCCGCAGCAAGAGGGCTACGAACTACCCACTGAGGATGAGATCGGGGCAGCGCGCTGGGCTGAGTTCAAGGCGGCCATCTACGCGATGACCCGCATCACCCCGGCCACAGCAGGGGTGACCGGGAGCACCTTCTTCTACGAGGGTGGACTCGGCACCAACTACGGCTGCAACGGCTGCGGGTCCTCCACTGCCCCGGTGACCCGGCAGGCAGTGGATGCAGCACGGGCCGTACTGGAACCGTGGGTGAGCAGCCTGCCTCCGAACACGCACATCCGCACCATGTCGCCCACCGACGACCACCCGGACCATGCGGCTGCCGGGATCGCCGCCTACGAAATGTGGTCGGACCCGGCGTGGCACACGCTCATGGGCGATCTGATGTTCTTCGTCAGCCGCCTCTACTGGGGGACCGCCTCCAGTCCGCGGCCGGCTGATGTGCGAGGGGAAACCTGTACCTGGTTCCCGTCCGATACGGGTCTTGGCCCGAACAACTCGATCTACAACACGATCGTCGACCATCTCCGCACGGTCGTTGCTCCGAGCTACGCTCAATGGTCGCCGCCTGGCGCGTGGGCCGTTGGGCAGCACAGTGTGGCGAGCCAGTTTGCGGCCAACTTCGGCCCAGCGGCCAGCGTCTCGGACCTCTGGCATCCGCCTGTCGCGGGTCGCATCTATCCCGTGCAGCCGTGAGAGCTCTACCTGAAAACCCATCGGCCCAGACCCCGCCGATACCAGCAGACCATCCTGGTAAGGGGAACCAATGGAAACGGCTGAGTGTCTGAATCTAGTACCTGGGGGCGCAGTGGATGACTGGGTCCGCAACACCGTGATGCTGACCGCGCTGGCCGTGTGGGTCGTGTACGTCGCGGTCACGCTGATCCGCGGCGGCGACATCGACGCGATCGTGTGGGGCTTCCCTGCTGCGATCTACTTCTCGCTCAACCCTTCGCTGAAGCGGGGTGGCAAAGATGGTCCGGCATAGCATCCGGCGCTTCATGGCGTCGGCGCTGGTGGATGCGATCATCCGCGTCGTCGTGGTGCTGTCGCTGGTGGTGGGTGGGGTCGCGTTCTACCAGAACCACGAGCTGACCAAGTGTGTCGCTGCGTACAACAACGCCAACAACGACCGCAGTGTGGCGCTGACCGCGGCGGCGAACGAGGAACGCGACGCGGAACGTAGCGCCGACGACGCGCAGGCTGCCCTGTTCCTGTCGCCGATCCTGAACAAGCCTGCTGGGCAACGGACGGCGGCTGAGCAGACCGAGCTGCTGCGGCTGTTCCGTGCCTACCAGACGGCTCTGACGAATCAGACCAAGGAGAGGGCGACAGCCGATGACGCACGCCGAGACCACCCGATCCCGGACCCCCCGAAGCAGGTCTGCGACTGAGGTCCTGTATTGGCTGCGGGTCACTGTGTGGGTGGTCTTCTGTGTGCTGCTGCTGATCGCCTCATTGAGGCATTGACCTGAAACCCACCGAGTGAAGAAGGGGAGCTGTCGTGACCGAACCGAACCTTGAGCCCACCGATGACGAGACACCGGATGGCACCCAGTTGCCAACCGAGACCGATATGCCCGCCGAGGAGGGCGACGCCGGGGTTGGCCTGGCTGAACTCCCTGACAGCGTCTTCGAGGACGGTGACCCTTCATGAAGGCTCCGAAGTACACCGATGCCAATCTGGGTGACGCCGCGCAATGCTCCATCTGCGGTTGCCTGACGACCGACTTCGATCGTCATACGAGCTTCCATGAGGGGCTCGTCCGGATGCTCGAGATCGAGGTGGACGACTGATGGTCATCTATCTTCCTCGGACCGCGTGGAATGCCCGCACCTCTCGCGGCGCGACGGCTCTCGTAGCCTCGAACATCGACGGCGAGGCGCTGCACTGGCCCGGCATGGCCAAGCCCATCAACGCCACCGGAGCAGCTGGTCAGGCGCGCGTGGCGTCGGCTCTGCGCGGCTGGCAGAACTACCACATGGACAGCCGTGGATGGTCCGACATCGCCTACCAGATCGCGATCGACCAGGCCGGGCGTGCGTGGACCCTGCGGGGCCTGAACATCCGGTCGGGCGCGAACGGCGACGCCGACGTGAACCGCAGGTTCGGCGCGTTCCTGCTGATCCTCGCGCCCGGTGAGCAGCCTTCTGCGGCGATGATCGCCACGACCAAGGGTGTCATCGCAGACTTCCGCAAACGGTTCCCAGGCGCGCGCCTGAAGCCGTACGGGCACCGTGACGTCCGGCCCCGTAACAGCCAGGGTCAGCAGACCACGGACTGCCCCGGTGATATCGCCGAGTCGCTGATCAGCGCTGGAAAGTTCACGCCCGGCAGTGTCGACCCGCCGCCCAAGCCACCAGTGAAGCCGCCCGTCAAGCCACCAGTAACCCCGGAGGATGAGATGACTGTCGACGAGTACGAGACCTACAACGGGCGCCTGTACGGCCCCACGGGAACCCTCGGCATCTGGCACGCGCAGGAGGTCGCCTACCGTGCGGCCCACCTCGCCGCGCTCCAGGCACAGACCGCGGCGCTGCAGGCGCTCGCTGACGCGCTGCACCCGAAGCCATGAGGTACGCGAAGGCCTACGCGGCCCTGATCGGCTCCATCCTGACCGCGCTGTCGGCGACCACCGGTATCGTCCCGGATGGCGCGAAGACGTACGTGGCGTTCGCTCTGGTGATCGTCACAGCAATCGCGACGTTCCAGATCCCGAACCAGCCGCCGGCTCAGCCGTGACCGGGTTCCAGTTGCTGCTGCTGGTCCTGACTCTGGCAGCGGTCATCCTCGGCGTGGTAGCGGCCATCGCACGGGACGTACGGTGGCTTGCTGCGGCTGTCACCTGTGTAGCGGGGTACCTGTTCGTACTGGTGCTCCACGGCCTGTAGCCTGCTCACTGGGTAGCGGTAGCTCAAAGGCAGAGCACTCATGGTTGGGGAGGTTCCGAGGTTCAAGTCCTCGGTCGCTGCCCTCAAACACACGATGGCCCGTCTCCCTTCGCAGGGGAGACGGGCCATCTTTCCGCGTTCCCCGGGCCAGCTCATATGCCGTATGAGTGGGTATCCGGGGAGGCGAAACCTAGGTGGTGGAGGTGACCCACTCTTCGTTCGCCCAGTCGCGACCGCAGCGGCGGCAGATGTAGGCGACGAGGGACCCATCACTGAGCCTGACCTCATCCCGTGGCCAGTGGCTGCACGTCCCGCGAGCAGGCACCTGAGGCTTGCGGACTCCACCCACCTGAGGGAGGGGAATGACCCGCTCGCCGGGACTGAGGACGATGCTGGATCGGGAGGCTCCGACGCGCGGCGCTTGACGGTTGATCTCACGGTTGACCTCATCACGGACCCGCAGGATCTCTACCGCGAACGGGTTCTCCTTCTTGATTCGCTCCCGCCTTGACCACTTCAACAACGGGCGCTGGCCTGTGATGTAGCCGATGCACCACCAAAACGCGACGATGCTGAGAACGAAGAGCGCTAATTGCACGATGCTGCTCATCCCTTGCTCCGCTCTAGCATCGGCGCGTACCGGACAACCCGGTCATGTATCGCCCACAGCTTGTCCTTCTCGGCACTGGAACAACCCGAAGCGTTGAGGATGTCAGCCATCGCCTGCGCCGAGTCCTCGTCCACGTACCGGCTGGTCATGAGGTGGTAGAACGGCTGCCCGGTGTCCAGGACAGCCCACCTGCCGTACTCGTCCATACGAGGCTGGAACCTCACGGCCGTCTCCGGTTGGCCCACCATGCACGGGTGACCCCTGTCGCCATGGTGATGACCGAGGCGAACACGCCCCCAGCGAGGAAGCCCACCCAGAACTCCTGGCTCACGATTCCTCCTTCGGTACCGGCACGAAGAACGACCCGGTATCCACCAACGTCGCAGCCGGCGGAGTGTCGCGGTAGTCCCCGCAGACTCGGCAGCAGTCAGTGGCGGCGTAGCCGAGCGAGCCGTCCCAGAACGGCTCCCAATCGTGGGTGCAGAGCTCTTCGTTCGGTTCGCTCATGACTGCACTCCGATCCGTTGAAGCCACTGGTTGATACCCGTCCACTGCTCGGACTCGGCAGTGATCTCGACGCGGGTCTGGGTCATGGTGAGAGGCCAGCTGCGCCAGTCGACCCCGGCGCTGTTCAGGTACTGCTGCAGCTGGTGGGCTTGGAGGACGCTGCCTACGACAACCTCACGGCGCTCGGTCATCACCACTCCTCGTCCGCTCGCGGACAGTAGATACACCCGGGGCAGCGGGTGCGGCAGGCGACCAGATCGCCATTCGCGTGCTGGTGAGCGGTGCCATCGGCGCAGTCCTCGCATCGGTCCGGCTTGGCGTCGAGCAGAAGCATGAACTCCAGGTCGTTGAGGTCGCTCACGGCTGCTCCTTCGTCAGGTCGTTCCACCGTTGCACAACCTCAGGGAAGTACTGCTCCATCGCAGCCTCGGACTCGGTCCACGACTCGCCATCGGACCAGCCAACCCATTCGTTGTTGATCAGACGCCAATGGCTGCCGTCGTCGGCTGTCACACTCGGGGGGGTCTCAGTCATGCAGGGGCCTTCCTTCTTCCGAGCGTGATACTCCGCATCCTCGCGCCGGTGGCGACACTCGTGCGGACGGTGGTCGTAGATGCACGTCTGGAGTTCCTTGGTCCTCACGCCTCTACCCCCTGTCGCTCAACCGGGCGGAAGTGCTGCCTGCCAGGGCGGTGGTTGTCGTTGCCAGCGGCACGCCACTCAGCCCACGCCTGCGGCCCGTCGTACGAGCCAGGCTCAGGCGGGCAAGCCCTCGTCACGGTCCACGGGTGCCAGCAATCATCGGCAGTACGGATCATCTCCTGGTCGCACAGATCGCACGTCCCGACCTCCGCTGCCAGATCCTCCACCACTGTCTTGCTATCGGTCACGGCTGGCACCCACACTCAGGTGTGTGTAGATCGCCGTGCTTGCCGTCTGATCCGGTAGGCCGCTTCCGGTCGCACTCGGCGATCAGCTCGCGGACCACGGCGAGATGGGTAGCGATCGTCCCCCCAGCGTTGTAGCCAGGGTGCAGCCGCTCCAGTTCATTGAGGGCGTGCTCCGTGACGCACATCGTCTCCTTCAGAGACTTCGGCGAGACCGGGATCACGTAGGTGTGCAGCTGGGACTTCAGGTAGTGCGGGCTGCTCATCGCCTGCTTGCTATCGTTCATTCGTCGGACTCCAATCAGTCTGACTCTCGCGCTGCATCCCGTTCTGGCGGGGTGCAGCGCACTTTTGCGTTCTCAGGGTACCGCTACTCGGGGTGTGCGAGGTCCCACGCGAGTTGGGATTGCCGCTCACGCTCCAACGCAACGGCGGCTTCCGTTGGAGTTAGCGGATGAGGGTAGCCGACGCCATCCAGCGTCATCGGGCCGCAGTCCTCGCATCCGCGACACTCCCACAGGGGGATCACCAGCACGCCTGTGACGTAGCCGAAGCCGACGACCAGGGTCCAGCGGCACCATTGGTCCCCGCCTCGGGAGAACGGCTTCCAGGACTGCCAGTCACCCGGCTTGTAGTACCACGGCCACCACACCGGAGGCGATGACTGCCAACACCCACACTTGCTCTGCCGCAGGCTGGTCACGATCCATCCTCACCCTTCTTGATCTCGCTCATCTTCACCCTCGCAGCCTCCAACGTCATAGACCCGGCACACACCTCGCGGTGCAGCTTGTTCTCCCAAACGTCGTCCCCCTCCGCCTGGTGCATCGGGACAGGCCGCAGGTTCTCCGGGTCACGCGGTGCGCCTCCGAGCTCGATCGGCATTAGGTGGTCCTCCTGGAAGTCCTTCGCCTTCGCGCCCGCAGGCAACTGCTGACGCTTCAGCTTCGACGTGTACGACGCAGGCGGACGCACAGACTTGGCCCACCCCGCCTTGCAGATCGTGGCACCGATCGTGGCCTGTGCGACATCCGGGTTCAGCCGGCCGATCAACGCCGGGGTTGGTCCGCAGCCCGCCAGTGTGAGGACGGCGAGTAGGCAGAGGGTCAGCCGGTAGGTCACGACTCGCCGTTCAGCAGAGCCAGGACCATGTCAGCGAGGTGAGCGCGGTACTCGACGTTCGTCCGCCAAGTCAGGTTGCATCCGCAGACGCTCTGCGAACCATTGAACGCCTCGATCGGGTGCGCGTTCATGAGGTCCACCAGCGCATCCCGCGTCGGCATCAGGTACGGCCTAGCCGCCAAGAGAGCGAAGCGCATGGCATCGAAACGCTGATCATCCCCGACCTCCCCGAAAGCGTCGTACTCCAGGTTGTCTCGGAAGGCGTCAGCAGCGCGCGAAACCACGGCGTCCGGGATCTCCACAGACCGGGTCACGACGGGTTCACCAGTCCGAGCTTGCTGCGGCCTTCGTCATCCAGACCGAACCTGACGACCTGCTCCTTCGTGGCACCGATGGACATCTGCGAGCCGTCCTGGCATCCCCAGCCCGTGTAGTCGTTCCATCCCTGCACCGAAGCCCAGCGGCCGTCCTTCAGCCGCAGGATCGCCACGAGGTCAAGCTCACTGCCCGTGTCGCCGCTGCCAGCAACATACGGGGCTCCGTCGTGGTAAGTGATGTACCACTCGGCGACCTCGGCGACCTGGTCCGAGGTGATCCGGTCGACCGTAGGCGCGCCCACCATCGCGGCGGTCACCGGATTGGCTCCATCGATCGCCTCGCAGAAGTCGTAGACGACATGCTCGTCTGGCCAAGGAGAATGGTCGCTCATCACAGACCCGCCTTCGTCACGCCGTACACAGCCTGAGCGTGGGTAAACTGCTCACCAGACTCCAACTGGTGGATCAGACCCTTCCTCGAGAAATGCTGCAGCGACAGGTACTCCCGCGCCTTCTTCGCCGCCTGCTCGTCCCAGTCCACCTTCACGTGGTCCACGGCGAACGTTGCATCCGCCACCGAGAACCCCTCACCCGCATCCGACGACAACTGCCGGATCAGGCCCTTGCGGCTGAACGCCGTGAACGACAGGTACGACTCGGCTGAGCCGATCGCCTGCACCTGGGACACGGTCAGCTTCGGCGCCGGTTTGTGCGTTGCCTTCGGGGAAAGCTGCACGGTGGACTTCACGGCAGACGGCTTGGTCGTCGGCGTACCCGCCTGGCTCGTGACCGCGGACGGAGCCTCGGCCGGCGCAGGCGACAGCGCAGTGAGCGCGACCGTCGCGACGACGAGGCAGCCGACGCCGATCAGGATCGCGTTGCGGACCGTGTGCTTCTTCGGCGGCTTGGGTGCCTGGTGCTGCGAGCTCGCGTGCTGCGGTTGGAACTGCTGCGGGTCTGGCTGGCCGTAGTCACTCATGGTTGGGTCTCCCCCTGTCTGGTGGGAGGTCCTGCCGCTCTCCTGCCGCTCCGACATGAGAAAGATCCCTCCCGAACTTGTGGTTCGAGAGGGATCTGAGCGTGAAACCGGCGGTGGAGCTTAGGGGATTCGAACCCCTGACCTCTTCCATGCCATGGATGCTGTTTCCGCTGGTCAGACCAACTCTCGATGTGCCCCGAGTCTTACAGCTGTGTCAGAGTGTGTCAAGGGGTCCCACCGAGATCACCGGTCCTGCCGCTCTCCTGCCGCTCCTGCCGCTCCGGTCTGGCGTGGAGGATCCTCATCCCGTCCACCGATCGAACTCGAACGCCTCGGTGCGCAGCGCCACCAACGCGGCCAGTTGGGCATCCACGCCCTTGAGGCGACCGATCGCGATTGCGGTCAGCACATCTTGGTAAAGGCCGTCCTCGGCGCCGTGTGCATCATCTGGCTTGTCGACCAGCGTGCCAATGTATGCGACGTACTCTTTCACCTGGTCAACGGTCAGCGTTGCGGCGTACAGGATTGGTGGCGGGTTAGTCTCTGCCATGTCGACTCCTTATCAGTCGGCTCAGCCCGGCGCAGTCTCATCACTGCGTCGGGCGCTTTCGTGTGAGCGTACGCCTTCTAGCGCAGCCCTTGCTCTCGCGAACCGTGCCGCCGAGGCGTGGACGTACCGCTGCACCATCCGCCAGTCCGAGTGCCCCAGCAGCGCCGCCATGTCCTGCGGCGGAACACTGTCGTCGCCCAGCCAACTGCCGTACGAGTGGCGGCAATCATGCGGCGTCGGCTGCGGGTCATCGAGGCCTGCCCGCTTCACTGCCGGGACCCAGATGCGGGCACGCCAGTTGGAGTAGTCGAACCGTTCCCCGTTCGCCTGCTGGAACACCGGCTTATCAAGGTTCACCACATGCCGCGACAGATCCTCGGTGAGCTCATCGGTCAGCGGAACATCCCTGTAGCCGGCGCCCGTCTTCGGTGGCTTGATCTTCCCGTCCCGCCCCAACGCCTGCTCGACGGTGATGGTCTTGCGCAGGAAGTTCACATGCCGCCCGTCGAGCGCCGCGGCCTCACCCCACCGCAGTCCGGTCCCCAGCAGCACCTGAGCGAACAGCCGGTGTACGCCGTCCAGTTGCGCGAGCACCCGGTCGGCCTCCTCGTGGGTGAGGAAGCGGTCCTTGTGCTTAGGCACTGAGGGAGCCTTCACGAGTGCGGCGGGGTTGACCCCGATCAGCTGATGCTTCACTGCCGCGTTCAGAAGGTGGGTCAACAGACTCAGCGACGCGGCGACCGTGGTGGGCCCAACTTCCGCGGCCACCATGTCGGACACCCAGCGCTCGACATCCCAGGACTTGATGGTTGCCAGCGGCCACGTACCGAAGGCGGGTCCCACATGGACGCCCCAGTGGGAGGTGTTCTTCCGTCTCGTCGCCACCTCGACCCGGCGCGTGGTGGACCACTTCATCCACCAGTCCGACAGGACCATCTTCCCGCCGGCCGGATCGAGGAAGTCGCCGCGCCGCATCCTCGCTTCTGCTTCGTCGGCCCAGTCCTTCACCACTCGTTTCAGCGGGTCCGACTTCGACCAGCGCTGACCCGACGGGTGACGGACCGTCGCCTGCCACTTCCCGGACGCCAACTTACGGATGTGTGCCACAACTGCCCCCTGAAATAGAAAATCCTCGCCGGGGTCCGGGGCGAGGATGAGTGGTGTTACTCGGCGCGCGCGGCCTCAACGGCCAGCATGCGCAGCATCCTGCGTGACCCTGGTGACAGCCGCGGCCAGGCATCGATCAACGCGGTGAGGTCCGCGTCCTCGTCCAGAAGTGGCCCCAGCCCACGCAGGACGCGATCCACGGACCCCACCTGCCAGCCAAGAGCATGCTCGAGAGTCGCGATCGTGGTCGGGCTGTACCCGTACTTGCGCGCATTCTCGATGCTGTCCAGCGTAGACCGGCTGAGCCCAATGGCCCGCGCGAACGCTGCCAGCGTGTGATGCCCTCGCCGGATGCGCTCGGCGGTTACCACGGCCCCCAGCCGCTTCCAGTCCGAGCTCACACCGGTGAGTCTGTGTGTTGCTCGCGGCAACCGTCCGGGTCTTCATCCAAACTTGATGCAACGCGGACACTATTTCAGACACGATCGACCACCTTTCCGGCAGACCTACGAGCCGGGAAGTCCACCACAACCGGCCTAGTCTGGTTGTCGCTGTCCCTGTACCCGGCCTCGTAGCCGATGTCGTACTGGAACTTGAGAGACTCCTCATTCTGCATGGACCGGATCAGCAGCTGCTGGTAGCAGTACAGCCCGGTCCCCAGGATCATCGCCTGGCCGCCGGCCAGCATCAGCGCCACCGGTTGCCCCCCCGCGAGCTGGATGTTGGTGAGGAACCCGAGCACGAATGCTCCACACCCGACCACGATGAGCGCCAGTCCCCCAGTCCTTGCCAGCCATCCCTTGGTCGTCATTCTCCGTTTCACACTTACCCCTCTTCCGAATCGTCGCTGTAGCTGATAGCGACTCGTCCGCCCCCGTCGCAGGCGTGCCCCTAAAGCTCCATCCGTTCGATCGATCAAAAGGTTACGCACAGTTCAATCTCGATTCGGTAACACTGCGTGTCGGTCATTGGATATGCGTAGCTTTGTCATCCTGCGGGTGACTGGTCTGGATGAGGTCCGTAGTCCAGCGGATGAGGTCGGGGTCTGCGCCAGATGCCTGGATCTTGCGGACGTCGCCGGCTCCCACATACAGCAGGTAGTCCCGCGGTAGACCTAGCGCGTCCCCCAGGGCGCGGAGCATGGTGTCCGAGATGACGTCGCCGCGTTTGGCCCGGTTGATGGTGGCGCGACTGACTCTGCCGGTGCTGTCGATCCCGACACCGGTGTAGCCCTCCCACGCCATGACCGCCTTGACGGTTTCTCCGATCAGGGTCCGCCCGCGCGCATCGATCATGAAGAGAAGCATGCTCTGTTTCACCTCCCCTTGTCTCACCGTGTTGCACCGTGTCCCATCCTGCTTCACGGTACATGGCGCAGGCCGACACGTCCAGATTCATCTCGGAACACTCTGACACAGCTTGACCCACCCAAACCCTTGCGGACTCTTAATCCCCGGTGCTACCGTCGCTGACACAGCAAGACACACTCAGATTCAGCGTGATGCACGGAGGCTCAGATGTGGTTAATGAAGGAGTCTCCGAAGCCGAAAGGCTGCCCGCTCCTTATGGTCCGCGTGGCCGTCGTCGCGCTCCTACTGATTTGGTTGGTGATCGCGTGAGCGACGAGCGAATTCCCGCCGAGGTGCTCACCATCCCGCAGGTGGCCGACCGGCTGAAGGTCAGCCGCAACACCGTGTACCGCCTGATCTCTGACGGCGACCTGCCGGTTGTCGAGGTCCGCGGGAAGTCCCGCGTCGCGGAAGCAGACCTGCAGCAGTACATCGACCGGAACACACGGACGGTCGCCTAGTCCTCCTGATGGCCATCGGCCGCGGACTGCCCCCCGGTCCGGTCTGGCGGCGGCCATCAGGAGCTCCACTTCACAAGAGAAAAGCCGAAGGGCTGGATCCCCGGAAAGAGACACCAGCCCTTACAACACACAAGGAGTATCGCATGGTCACCGCGGCATCCGCACAGGTCAACATCTCCCGCATCGACGCCGAGACGCTCATCGTCCCGATCGTCGGCACTGCGCCGCTCATCGTTCACCGCTTCAGCGAGAAGGCGAAGAAGCAGATGCTCGACGCGCAGCAGGGCCGGAAGTCTCCGAAGGTGGCGCGTGATCCGGAAGCCGAGTACCTCGCCGCGTTCTACCGGACGAAGGACGGCTACGGCTTCCCGATGATCGCTTTCAAGTCGGCGACGGTCGGGGCGGCCCGGTTCTACGGCAAGGACGTCCGCATGACCGACCTGCGGCAGTTCCTGTTCTTCAAGGGCGTCCTGTCCGACGCTGACCCGCAGCCGCTCGCCGTACTGACCGGAGAGCCGCGCATGCGGGAGGACGTGGTCCGCATCGGCATGGGGAGCTCGGACCTGCGCTACCGCCCGGAGTTCCCGGAGTGGTCGACCGAGCTCGAGGTCACGTTCGTGAAGTCGTCGCTGACCCGTGAGTCGGTGCTGTCCCTGATCGACGCCGGCGGTCTCGGCTGCGGCATCGGGGAGTGGCGACCGGAGAAGAAGGGTGACTTCGGCACCTTCAAGATCGACCCGTCCCGCGACGTGACGGTGATGTCGTGAGCACGGCAGGCGTGGAAGGTCGTGGCACGGCTTGTCTCGGCAAGGCGTGGTGGGGCTCGGCAGGCTCGGATCGGCAGGGCTTGGTTGGGTGCGGTGGGGTCAGGTGCGGCGCGGCAGGCAGGGATAGGCGTGTCGGGTCACGGCATGTTCCGGCAAGGCAGGCTTGGTTTGGCTGGGCTGGGCATGTCAAGCCCCGGTATGGCATGGCGAGGCAGGCATGGTTCGACTTCGCGCGGCCTGGCTTGGCTCGGTTCGTCATGGTCCGTTACGGCGTGGCAGGCGGGGTGTGGCTCGGTTCGTCAGTGCGCGGTCCGGCTAGTCAGGGCACGGCAGGCGGGGATCGGCAGAGCATGGCAGCGCCAGGTATGGCGCGGCTTGGCAGGCAGGTCAAGGCTTGGCGGGGCTCGGTGCGGTATGTCGGGGCAGGCGGGGCATGTCGGGGTAAGTCCCGGCACGGTCTGGCAGGCATGGTACGGCTCGATGTGGCTGGGTGGGGCCGGTTAGGGCTTGTCGGGGCCAGGTATGGCTCGGCACGGCAGGTTGGGCAGGGCACTGCAGGGTTGGGCCCGGCATCGCTCGGTTGGGCGCGGCATCTCGTGGCAGGTGTGGCATGAGCCTGCGTGACAGCCTTCAGGCCATCTACGACCAGCGCGGGGAACTAACGCCTGCGCTGGTCGTAGACCTGGCCCGCCCTGAAGACCACCCGCTGCATGACCGGTTCGAATGGAACGACGCCATCGCAGGCGAAGTCCACCGCCGCGAACAGGCCCGCCGGCTCATCCGGTCCGTGAAGATCACGGACAACCGCAACCCGAAGCGACCGCGGCACATTCGCGAGTTCGTCTCGGTGTCCCGCGGCACCGACCCTCAGCCCACCTACATGCCCACCGTGGATGCCGTCGCTGACGAGTTCACGCGGGCGCTGGTGCTGCAGGCCATGGAGCGCGACATTGCCGCGCTCAAACGGAAGTACAGCCACCTCAAGGAATTCGCAGCTGCAATCAACGCGCTCGCGAAGGGCGCCTAGTCAGAACATGCCGACGCCCCAGGCCACAACCGTCGAGTCAGGACCTGGGGCGACGAACAAGGGAGATGTTAGCAGTGGGGATCTTCGGTAAGTCGAAGCCGAACGCGGGCAAGATCCACGCGACGAAGGCGGGCCGGTTCCTGGTCGACATCGAGCGTGAGCAGAAGGCCAAGAAGGACGAGGTCGCACGGCAGCGTGCGAAGAAGCAAGGCAAGAAGTGACCGCGCCGTTCGCGGTAGCCGGCGCCGATGTCGAGGTCGGCATGACGATCATCCTCGAGCCGGACGGTGCCGCGTTCGTTGTGGCGGAACTGAAGCCTGCGGGCGGCGCGGTGAACTGGCGGTACGCGTTCAGCGCGACCGGCAATGAGGGTCTGCTCCACCTGAAGTCGTGGTACGCGCAGCTGGTGCCGGTTGGCGGTGAGATCCGGTGATGGCCACCGAAGAGCGCCACTCCGCGACAATGGCGTGGATCGAGGACGTGGTTGCCCTCCACCCACAGCTCTGGCAGGGCAAGTGGGAGTACGCCACTGAGAACGGGCGCCTGTGGGTGCTGGTCGAAGGCACTGACTTCGAGGTGCTGGCGTGGCGTGCCGCTGTGGGTGGCCGGATCATGCGGTCGCAGGTCGTCAACGGCGTCTGGTCCAAGGAAGTACTGGGGATCCGCGTTCACGTCAGGGTCGTCAACGATCCGAAGCGGGGTGCGTGATGCTCGCACTGTTGATCACTCTCGGGTCGGTTGCCGCGTACTTCGCGATCGGCTATGTCCTGGCGCTCAAGGACATGCCGAATCTGTGGGTCCGGGCGCGCAAGTCGTGGTCGTACGACAACACGCAGCGCAGCGCCGTGCAGATGGGTGCTGCGATGACGTTCCTGTTCTGGCCGTTCCGGTGGCCGTTCGTCTGGCTCTTCAATGCCGCCGACCAGCTGGACCCGAAGCGCCTGCAGGAAGAGCTGGCCAAGCGTGAGCAGGAGATCGCTGAGCTTGAGCGCCAACTGCGCATCGGAGGCAAGCCGTGAACTGCATCTGTGGCGCCACGTCCGCTGGTCTCGTCACGTCTCATCCCCTCGTCGGCATAGAGGACTACTACGCCTCAGCCCCGGTGTGTGCCCTGCCTGCATGTGTCGCCGAGGCCCGTGCCTGGGTTTCGAGGGTGACGTTCGGCAAGCCCGCGTTCCACGTGCTGGATGGAGGGAAGCCGTGAAGCTCACCGACGAAGCCGTAGAGGCAGCACTGGACGTGCTGTTCGACCACGGCCACAACGGGATCAAGTGCTACGACCCCCGGTCCGGCCTCGACGCCACCGTCCGCACCGCTCTGGAAGCCGCACTGCCTCACCTGACCGATGACGGGGCGGCTCTGCCCGTACGAAGGGACGGCGAGGGCGGTCTCGCTGCCGCCCCGTCATCGCCCCACCTGGAAGAGATCGTGGCAGCCATCGAAGGCGAACGGCTCCCGCGATCCCACATCCACAACCTTGCGCTCGGGATGGCTCGCCGAGCCGTTGAGGAACTGTTCAAAGCCCACGAGGGAGCCACACCAACAATCGACCGGGATGAGATTCAGGACGCGATCTACAAGGCACTCCCTGGCGAGATCACCTGGCACGAATCCCTGGCCGCAGCGGATGCCGTCATTGCGCTGATCGGTGGCCCGTCATGACCGGCGTGTTCCTGACAGCCGTCTCCGTCGCCGCTGTTGCGGGTTTGTGGATGCTATGGCGTACGGGGAGCTGGCGATGACGACGCTCTACACACTCCACCGACACCGCGACATCAGCACAGTCAGCGGAACCGGCGCCGTGGCGACGATCTGCGAATTCTCGTCAGGTCTCGTCGCTATGCACTGGGACAGTCCCACCCCATCAGTTGCCGTGTACACCGACATTCGCCACATCGAAGCGCTACACGGCCACTCAGGCGCATCCGTGCTCGAGGTGCAGGAGCCGGCGAGGTTGGTGCAGGCGTACGCGCAGGTCGTGTTCTACCTGACCCGCCAGATGACCCCGGAGCGTCTGCCGCTGTCGGTAGGTCCACACCCGGACTGGCCGGATCGGTTGCTCGTGAAGCTCGCCGATGAACGCGCTTGGCTTTTCTGGATCGCGTTACTCGACGGCAGTGCGTACGCAGCCACCCACAAGTCCGTGCACGGCCAGATCGTGACGACCTGGGTGAACCCCGAAGGCAACCTCTGGCTCACCTATTCGGTCGACGGCACGTTCGAGGACCTGCTCGCCGGCCAGACCTACGACGAAGACCCACTCACGAGATTCCACGAGGAAGACAGATGACCATCGAGTTCAAGGCGTGGCCGAAGATCGCACGCCTCAACCGCGAGATCTACGTGACCGAGAAGATCGACGGCACCAACGCCGCGATCATCGTCACCGAGACCGGCGAGGTAGGCGCGCAGTCCCGCTCTCGCGTGATCACCCCAGAGGAAGACAACTTCGGGTTTGCGGCGTGGGTGCAGAAGAATGCCGACCAGCTGCGCGAGGTGCTTGGTGAGGGCTATCACTTCGGCGAGTGGTGGGGTGGCGGCATCCAGCGCAAGTACGGACTGGAGAAGACCGCCAAGCGGTTCAGCCTGTTCAACGTCAAACGCTGGCAGGACGTCTTCGAAGACGAAGACAACGAGGCGGTCGTTGACCTGATCAACGAAGGACTCGACGTCGTACCGGTCCTGTACTCCGGACCGTACAACCAGAAGTTCATCGACTACTGCCTCGAAGGCCTGCGCGCCAACGGCTCGGCGGCGATGCCTGGATTCATGGACCCCGAAGGCATCGTCGTTTACCACGTCGCCGCGAACCAGATGTTCAAGGTGACGCTCAAGGGAGACGACGAGCCGAAGTCGGTGCAGCGATGACTTCGGCGCCGATCAAACTCAGCAGAGACCGCTTCAAAGCGGTACGCAAGGGTGAGCCCTACGACCCGCCCAACGTCCACGCCGACCGCCTGCTGGCGATCCTGCAACCAGCAGCAGCCAGCGACCCCGCGCCGGACTCTGCGGCCTTCCGGAAGTACGTCACGGACTCGTTCGCCGATCGCTTCCTCAGCCTGTGCAGCGCCTATCCCGTACGAGCGAGGCGGACATGATCCCGCAGGCAGCGATCTGGTTCTGGTTCGGCATCGCCTGGCTCTTCGTCCTCGCTGTGCTCTTCAAGCACTGGTACCACCGCGAGCACGTAGAGCGGGATGCCACCGAGGCGGCCCTAGAGCGCTGCAAGGCCGACACCACCAACGACCACATCTGGGACGGAGCCTGATGACCCCGCAGGAACTACGGCCTCTACTCGCCGCCTACCGCGCCACGGTCCGGCAGGCATGGACCCCGGACACGGCACACGGCGACGGTGAAGCCGGGTCGCCGGTAGGTCAGTGCGGAGTCACTTCGGCGTGGCTGCAGCAACAGTTGAAGACCGACCACGGCGTCGACACGGACTACTTCGAAGGCACGGTCTGGCTGGACTCGAAACGCGTCACTGACGAGCACTGCTGGCTGCAGGTGGACGACATCATCATCGACCTCACCGGCGATCAGTACGGCCTCAATGAGGTGGTGTGCGGCTACTGGCGTGACCTCATCCCGGTCTACCTGGGGCGGTCCGGCAAGCCGCCTGTTAGTCGTCTGCGGCTTCTCCAGGAGGCGTTATGAGGGAGCTCCTGCACTGCCTGCTCGACGCTGTCCGCGAGGTGATCTGGCCGGCTCCGTTCGACGACCTGGACCCCGCAGTCGACAGCGGACGCCACAGCTGCCCGGACCGCATACATCCGGGCCAATCGACCTGATCGGAGGTGAGGACGATGCGTCGCGGATGGGAGTGGTGAGGCTCTTCGGAGTCAGTCAGTAACTAAAAGTCGCCCGCCCTGCTGGGGGCAGGGCCATCAACCGACAGGGGAGGAACCCGATGAGCGACTGGAAGATCGAGATGCAACCGCGAGAAGGTGTGCCGCTTCTCGCTGAGGTCCTGGTCGCTCAGCGCATCTGGAGCCGCCTGTCCAAGCCCGCCCGTGCTGCTGTTGAGCAGCTGGCAAGCGGTGGCGAACTGACGGCCCACCCGAACACGATGCACGCCCTGCACCGCCATGGGTTCGTGACCTGGGATCAGACATGGTCCCTCACTGACGCAGGAAAGCGGGTGGCGAAGTGGAGCAAGTAGCCATCGGGATCGCGCTCAGCAGGGACAACCTGCTCACGAGCAACCAGCGCCTCAACCACTTCGACAAAGCACGCCGCACCCGCACGATCCGGGACATGGCGCTCGTGTGGGCACGCTATCTGCACCCGGCGAAGATGCAAGCGGCGACCCTAAGCGTCGAGGTCTCGTGGCCTCCGCTGAAGCGGACCCGCGACGCGCACAACTTACAGCCTGCGGCGAAGGCTGCGATCGATGGCGTGGTCGGGGACTACGGCCTACTGCCCGGTGACGACGACCAGTACCTGAAGGCCGTCACCTTCACCGCTTCCGATGAAGCCTGCACCCTGCCCGGCATCGCCTGCTTCATCAAGCTCACATTCTCGGAGGTGCCCGCATGAACCTGTACCGCGAAGAGCCGTGGGTCGCCGCCGCGGAGTGCCTGTCCATCGGCACGTCCGTGTTCTTCCCCTCCAAGGGCGAGGACTGGAACGCGGCCAAGGTTGTGTGCGCAACCGTCTGCCGGGTCAGGTTGCAGTGCCTGGACTACGCGATGCGCATGGAGATGGGTCAGGACCACCACTTCCGTGCTGGCATCTTCGGCGGATTGGGTCCGCTCGCCCGTACGAGGTACGAGCCTCAGTGGCTGGCTGAGCAGATCGAGGGGGCGGCCTGATGGCAAGGAAGCTGAAGCCGTGCGGCACCTACGCCGCCTATGCGAGGCATCTGCGCAACAACGAGAAGCCTTGTGATCCCTGCACCGCAGCGAACCGGGAACGCTCCTACGCCGCACCTTCGGGGTTCAACAACTACGAACGTGAGATGGCGAAGGCGCTGGAAGCGAACCCGCCAAAGATCCTGTGGCGCAAAGACAAGTACGGGGTCCTGCGCGCCGTGTCGGTAGACGACCCCCATGCCGAGCGGACACAGCCGAAGCCCGAGTTCCACGCGGACTACTACGAACCCGAGTGCACCGACGAGACCTTACTAGCAGCAGGAACGAGAGAGATATGAGCAGCTTCACCCCCGCCACTAGGACCTCCACGAAGGCGCGTATCGCCTTGTGTGGCCCGTCCGGTAGCGGCAAGACCTGGACCGCCCTGACGCTCGCTCACGCCCTGGGAGAGCGCATCGCGGTGATCGACACCGAGCGTGGCTCCGCGTCCAAGTATGCCGGGGTCAACGGGTGGAAGTTCGGCACCGTTGCGCCTGGCAAGTTCTCACCCGAGGCCCTCACCGGACTGTTGTCGGAGGCCGGGCAGGAAGGGTTCGACGTCCTAGTCCTGGACTCGTGGTCGCACTACTGGATGGGTGTCGACGGCATGCTCGAGCAGGTCGACAAGCGCGCCCGCAACGGCAACAACTTCTCCGGGTGGAAAGAGGTCCGGCCCGACGAGCGGCGCATGATCGACGCGCTGATCTCCTACCCCGGCCACGTCATCGCCACCCTCAGGGTGAAGACGGAGTACGTGATCGAGGAGAACGACCGCGGCAAGAAGGTTCCCCGCAAGATCGGCCTGAAGCCCGAGCAGCGCGAAGGCGTGGAATACGAGTTCGACCTGGTCGGAGATCTGGACCATGAGAACACCCTGACGGTGACGAAGTCCCGCATCCCGAACCTCACCCGCGCGGTGATCCGGGAGCCTGATGCTGACCTCGGCAAGACGATCCGCAGCTGGCTGGAAGACGGCGAGTCCGTTCCTGACGCGCGAGAGATCCGGGAGCGGGTCATGTCCGACGAGATCCAGGCAGCGGAACTGATCGAGCTCGCCGCCACTTCACGCAAGCTCGGCATCGACCACGCCGCCGTACCCGACAACGCGGGCCAGCCGCTGGCGCTGATCGACCTGATCAAAGCCCGGTACGAGGACGTGCAGCGCCGTGACGCGCTGGCAGACAAGGCAGGTGCCGAATGAAGTCCATCAAGGTCAAGAGTTGCGGCGAGCGTGCCGATGAGCTTCTACGCGACCCGGAGGCGTACTTCGAGAGCGTGCGCCTGGAGGCTCAGGCGGCAGTGCGCGCGTCGATGCTGCGACGCCAGGGCCGCCGTAGGTGGCTCAAGCGAAAGAGCGGGGATGAGTCGTGAGCAGCATTCAGCGCCTCAGTGTGAACGTCTCCGAGGATGTGGCCGACGCGCTAAAGGCATACAGCAGGGCGCACGGCTGCACCGTCACCGAGGCCACGCGTCGAGCGGTCAGCCTACTCAACCTGATCGACGTGCAGTTCGAGCTCGGACACAAACTCGCGTTCGTCGGCAAACGCAACAAGGTCACTTCCGTGTACGAGGGGTGGTTCGAATGAGCGACCGTGACCCATGGGACCCGCCATCGGATGCCTGGATGGACGGCGGCGAGTTGTGGCCAGAGCCACCACTCCAGCCTCTTGAGGAAGGCGAAGCCGACCGTATCGCCGAAGCCGTGAAGAACGAGGCATGGCACGACCACGGCCGCTACCCCGAAGGCTTCTGGGCGCTGTTCGCGATCATGCGGTCCATCGCCGAACCAGGCGGGTCACGGGGCTGGACACAGCGGGAAGCCGTACAGGTGCTGCGGCGCATTCAGCGCAACGTGCTGGCCGGCGAAGAGCAGGCAGAGGTGAACCGCCATGGCTGACGCCCCGCGGACGATGAACGACTACAGCGTCCTGCTGTACGGTCCGTGCGGTCTCGACCCGGAATGCCGCTTTCCCGATGGCCATGGCGGCGAGCATGAACCTCGCGACAGTGATGTTGAGCAACGGCCTGCCGACGACCCCGCACCTGTAGTCGAGTGCAACGGTCGCGACTGCGGAGGGCATCCCCATGGCTAAGCGCTGCGGCTGCTACCGAGAAGGTGACGCCACTGTCTTCGGTGAAATCCACGAGTGCGGTAAGGAACCGGACGCCCCGAAGCCGACCAAGGCGCAGACCTCGTTCGGTCGCTTCGTCCCCAGCTGGCGTTTTGTCGTACCCGAAACCAGTGGTGGGACGTACGACCCCGACCTTCAAGAGGCCCGCATCCACCAGGTACTCGGACCCGACGAGTTGGAGGACTGATGGGGTGCCAGGAGTTCGCGGGCGGCGTCATCTGCAGCGGTCCCCGGAACGTCGTGCGCCGACACATCATGCGCTGCTGGAACTGCCAGACCAAGCGGCGAGTCGTCGAGGTCTACGGCGGCGCCTGGTATGCGTCCTCGCTGTACTGCTGCCACTGCGGTGACGGGTGGGGTGACGGTGAGCGGATGGAACGTCCGTTCGCCCGTGGCTGGCGCCAGAAGAGCATTGCACGGGCCAAGCAGTATTGGCGTGAGGCGCTGACCCCGCGCGCGTTCCGAGCCCGCGTGTACGCCGATCTGGAGCCGTACACGACGCACATGGAAGACGCGGTGAGCGACCTATGACCGACCCCGGCTACGAGAGCACCCCCAGCCACCCGCTCACCCCTGCGTCGGCGGAACGGCGGCTGGTCTGGCTCGACTCGGAGATGACCAGAGCCGAACTCGCATTACGCCGTGCACGCGACGACGAGGTGTCCGCCAAACACGACTACGAAGCGGCACGCAGACGCGCAGGGTTCGACAAGGAATGCCCCCGGGTAGCACGCGGTGCGGCCACGGTCGATGAGCGCAAGCAGTGGATCGACGACCAGTGCGCCAACCAGCAGCGCATCTACGACCTGAAGGTAGCTGCCCGCGAAGGTGCGCTCGACCACCACCGCACGGTCCGCGACCAGGCCATGATCGCAATGGCGCTCCTGAGGTCCGTCACGACCGCGTACAACATGTCGGGGGTCTCATGAGCCCCAAGGCCACGAGAGCAGTCCAGGATGCCGCCAGACGCATCGTCCGCGAGAGGGACGGGCATCGCTGCCAGATGTGCGGCGCGTCGATCGTGGACCAGCCCAGCAGCGTTCACCATCGCCGTAGGCGGGGCATGGGAGGCAGCGCCCTGCTCGAGCGCGCATCCAACCTCGTCAGGCTCTGCGGCACCGGGACCACGGGATGCCACGGCTTCGTCGAGTCGCAGCGCACCCTGGCCACGGTCCGCGGCTGGCTGCTCGGGTTCCTCGACGACCCCGAGACCACGCCGCTGCTGTGCTTCGACGGCTGGCACACCTTGTCTGACGACGGCTCCCGGATCCCCTACCTCGGGGAGACCGGATGAGCCTGACACTTCGAACCCTGTTCTGTGGCGCCGGCGGGGACGCGGCTGGAGCTATCCAGGTTCCTGGCATCGAGATCCGGCACGCCATGAACCACTGGCAGAAGGCTGTCGACGTCCACAACGCCAATCACCCGGACGCCGACCACACCTGTGCGGACATCTCCCAGACCGACCCGCGCTACTTCCCCGCCACGGACATCCTGTGGGCTTCACCTGAGTGCACCAACCATTCGGTCGCGAAGGGGATCCGGCGTCAGGACGCACAGCCTGACCTGTTCGAAGAGACCCTGCCATCCGAGGCCGCCGAGCGCAGCCGGGCAACCATGTGGGACGTGCCGCGGTTCACCGAGGCGCACAGGTACCAGGCGGTCATCGTCGAGAACGTCGTCGACGCACGCCACTGGCCGCCGTTCCAGGCATGGCTGCTGTCGATGGACTCCTACGGCTACGACCACAAGCTTGTGTTCCTGAACAGCATGCACGCACAGGCCGGCGGGCTCCCCGCGCCCCAGTCACGGGACCGCATGTACGTGGTGTTCTGGCGCAAGGGGAACAAGGCGCCCGACCTGCATTCGATGCAGCGGCCCAAGGCGTACTGCCCAACCTGTGACGAGGTTGTCGAGGCGATGCAGGCGTGGAAGAACCCCGACAAGCAGCATGGACGGTACCGCTCGCAGTACGTGTACAGGTGCCCGAAGATCGCCTGCAGGAACAGCATCGTCGAGCCCGCGTGGCTGCCTGCCGCTGCCGCTATCGACTGGTCCTTGAGTGGCCAGCGGATCGGTGACCGGGTCAAGCCGCTCGCTGATAAGACCATGGCGCGCATCGCGGCAGGGATCGCGCGGTACTGGCAGCAGGGTCACCCGCCGATCATGACCCCTGTCGAGGGACGCGACGGTAAGCAGCCGCTACCAGCGACTCTTCCCATGCGTACGCAGACGACCCGCAACGAGACCGGGATAGCGTTCTCTCCGTTCATCACCGAGCTCCGCGGCGGCGGGTCCACGGCACGGCCGACATCCCAGCCACTCTCGACGGTCACCGCATCCGGCAATCACCACGGACTCGTCGTTCCCTACTACGGAGCGAGCGAGTACGCCAAGCCTGACAGTGAGGCACTCGGAACTCTGACCACGGTCGACCGGTTCGCGCTCGTCACCCGCCACAACTCCAGCAAGGGAGACGGCGCCGAGATGACCACGCCCGCAGGGGAACCGTTCCGGACGCTCACCACGAAGGGCCACCAGTCCATCACCACCGGCACCGTCCCTGACATCCAGGACTGCCTGTTCCGGATGCTTGAGCCCAGCGAAGTAGCCGCGGGCATGGCGTTCCCCGCTGACTACATCTGGGAAGGCAACCGCCGCGAACGGGTCCGCATGGCCGGGAACGCCGTCACGCCACCCGCCGCACGTGACCTCGTGGCCGCTGTCGCTGCATCCCTGGAGGTCGCATGACCGACCCTTCCTCACCCATGGCCAACCCCGGCCGGCGGCTGGTGCTGGAAGCGCTCACGAGTGAACGCTTCAGCGACCCGATCTGGTTCCGGAGCGTCCCCGCGGAAGTCCTCGACCCGCAGATGCAGGCACTCAGACAGCTAGAGCTCTACGAAGCAGCAGACGACGAAGACGAGATTGAGGAGGACGCTGATGGCGGTACCGAAGCGCCTGCGCTATGAGATCCTGCGCCGCGACAACAACACCTGCCGCTACTGCGGAGCTCACGCGCCAGAGGTCGCCCTCACCATCGATCATGTGGTCCCCGTGGCCCTCGGTGGTACAGACGATCCGACGAACCTCGTAGCCGCCTGCAAGGACTGCAACGCCGGAAAGACGTCTAGCTCACCAGATGCGCCACTGGTCGCGGACGTGCAGGAGAAGGCGTTGCGGTGGTCGGCAGCCATGGAGCAGGCTGTCGCGAACCGCGCCGCCGAACGACAGCCGATGATCGACTACTGCGTCGCCTTCGAAGCCAAGTGGAATGAGTACTGCTTCGGCAGCTACAGAGATCCAGTGTGGCCCGAGGGTGGCGCAGACAGCATCGAGAGGTTCTATAAGGCGGGCCTGCCGCTGGACGAACTCACGCGCGCACTGGCGATCGCGATGGATCGCCCGCGGGTCGATCGATACGAGAAGTTCAGGTACATGTGCGGTATCGGATGGTCGGTGCTAACCGAACTCCAAGAGGCCGCACAGGCGTTGGTGGAGGTCGAGGAGCAACCCAAGGAGACCGAGCCCCGCTGGGATTCTCCGGAGTACCACGCGGGCGCACGGTGGGCCTGGAAGAAGCTGCGCTACAGCGACCTGGCTCACGAACTATTGGCCGGCCACATAGACGGCCGGAAGGTGTTCCTTGACGACAGCTTCAGGTGGGTTGCCTGATGGCCCGCGACCACGCACGCATTCAAGTGGGGATCTGGAACGATCCCGAGTTCCGCGCGCTCGACAGCGCCGACCAGCGGATGTACCTGGTCCTACTGTCTCAACCGCGCCTGACGTACTGCGGGACCCTCGACTACTTCCCCAGCAGGCTCGCGAAGCTGTCGGCCGATGACACCGAGGAGAGCGTCCTAAACGCTATCTGGCGGCTCGACAAGTACCGGTTCGTGGTGATCGATGAGGAGTCCCACGAGATCCTGTGCCGCACGTTCGTGAGGCATGACGGCCTCCTGAAGTCGCCGAACATCACACGCGCAATGTGCAAGGACCGTGCTGGCGTCATCTCCGACCACCTGCGCGAATCCATCGACCAAGAGTTGCGCCGGGCCTGGAAGGAAGAACCGGCAACTCCCGGCTGGAAGGGCATGGCGGAATCCTTTCCAGACCTCTTCCGGAAGGTCACCGGCAAGAGTCCTGCGAACTACTCGGCAAAGGGTTCCGGAAAGGGTGGCGACGATGACTGACGGAAGGGATTGCCCCTCGCGGGCGCGGCTCCTTACTCCACACCACACCCTTACTCCACACCCCTGTGGGTCGGGTCTGTTATCGGGCGGCTCAAGTCATTCATCAAAACTGACACTAGGTACGTGCGCGAGGCTCGGATGAATGAGCAGAGATTCACCCCAGAACACGCCAAACACCTCACTCCGCTGATCGAGTCGCTGCGTCCTGACTGGCAGCGGCCCGGGATCGCAGACGCGATCTGGAAGGCGCGCGACAAGGGTTCGTCGATGGAGGTCTGCATCGCCGCGATCAAAGCGTGCGTCCTGACGAACCGCACGCCGGGTGTTATCCCGCTGGACGGCCCGCACTGGCAGGAGACGGTGCATGCGCCGAACGGCCGGCCAGGTACCGCGGACAAGGCGTCGCACTGCTCGGACTGCGGTCTGGTGCACACCGCGCTGTCGCCGTGCTCGCCGCCGGCTGAGCGTTCCCATGGCCGCGGTGCTGCTGCTGCTCGAGCGGCTCTGAACGAAGCGCTCGGCAAGGAACCCGATCTGGCCGCTGACTACGCAGGCCCCTACACCGACCCCGAGGACGCTTGATGGAGCCTTACTACGCCGACGAGAGCGTGACGCTGTACCTCGGAGATTGCCGAAAGATCCTCCCCGCGCTTGATCAGTCGTTCGCTCTGTGCATCGCAGACCCGCCATACGGGGACACATCGCTGAAGTGGGATGTGTGGCCTGATGGTTGGCCCGCGGTCGTCGCCCGCTACGTCCAGTCGATGTGGTGCTTCGGGTCGGTCCGCATGTTCGGCGACCACTGGCCTGAGTTGACCGCCGACTGGACCTACAGCCAGGACATCGTCTGGAAGAAGCACAACGGCTCCGGGTTCCACAACGACCGGTTCCGCCGCGTCCACGACAACGCGCTGTTCTGGTACCAGGGCCGCTGGAGCGACATCTACAAGGCACCTGAGTACACCAGCGACGCGGTGAAGAAGACCGTTCGGCGCAAGAATCGCCCGCCTCATCACCAGGGCGAGCGTGGCGACAACACTTATGTCAGCGAAGACGGTGGTCCCCGTCTCGCTACCTCGGTCATTGACGTGCGCTCGATGCACGGCAAGGCGATCCATCCGACCGAGAAGCCGACCGGAATCCTCGAGCCTCTGATCCGCTACGGGTCGCCAATTGGCAGCACGGTGCTCGACCCGTTCGCGGGCAGCGGCTCATCGCTCGTTGCCGCCGTCGCTAACGGTCGTCGGGCGGTCGGGATCGAGAAGGACGAGGCGTACTGCGCGGCGATCGTCCGCCGCCTCTCGCAGGGCGTTCTCGACTTCGCCCCCACCTTCGCAGGCCCCTACACCGAGGAGACCGAATGAGCGCCGAGCACAACCACCCACCCCGCTGCTGCTGCCAGTTCGAATACAGGCAGGGCGAGCTTGTCGAAGCTCCCTGCCCAGCCTGTCCCGAAGACGGCACCGAGCAAGCCCAGACGACCGACGACCGTGCGCGTGAACTCCGCCAGCACCTCGCCACCATCGACGGCGCTGTCACTGACGTGATGGGCGGCCGACCCATCGACGACGCGATAGGCGAGATCGGGGTGTCGATCGACAAGGCACGCGAGATCGCCGCCACCCCCTACACCGAACAGGAGACAACCAAGTGAGCGACGAGACGAAGCGCTACAGCCCCGACCAACTCCCCATCCCCGTCAGCGAGATGGCGCTGCACCGCAAGACCGCGCTGACGCCGATGTTCGGTCCCATCAGCGGGCCGTGCGTCGTGGAGACCCAGGAGGGCGACTACGACCTGCCTGAGGGCTGGCGAGGCATGCTCGCCGTCAACGAGAACGGCTTCCCGTATCCGATCGCGCTCGCCTCGTACCACGAGACGTACGAGCCTGTCGGCACGATGCGGATCCCGAACCGATGAGTGACCGAGACGCCTTCCGCGAGGCGCGCGAGCACGGCCTGAAGGCTCGGCATGAGACCCGAGAGGCACGAGCAGTCCGCCGCGAGATCGGTGAAGAGATCGCGCAGGCGATCGAGAACCACTTCCCGGACGTCCACGACGAGGACGTGAAGTGCGCCCGCTGTTTCCTGGTCCACCAGTTCGCGAAGTTGTCCCGTGAGATCGGAAGCAGGGACCCCGCATGATCCGCTGGTTCGGACGCAAGACCGGCTTGGGGTGCTTCTGCTGCGGCCGCATCCGCGGCCTGCTGTGGCGTAAAGGTGACCACGAGCTGGCCGTGGTGACCGTCTGCCGCGAATGCAAGTTCGGCGCTTGTGAGGAGTGTGCATGACCGACGACGGATGCACCGGAGAAGGTCGCGGCAGGGGTCACACGTACACCGCCGCTGAGGTGAAGGTACTCACCGAGACAGCGGGTGAGGCCGCTTTGAAGATTGGCAGAGCCGAGGCCACGCGGGATGTAATCCGCGAGGTGACCGTCTGGGTCTCTGAGTTGGAGGACGAGGCGCTCTGGGACCGCTGGACCGCCAAACGCGGCACCATGCTCCGCGCCCGCATCCCCCGGGAAGCCTCTGGTACCACCTCTGATGCGACTTCAGGGGTTCCGGGGCACCCGGAGGTGTCCGAGGCCGTCAGAAGCCCACAGGAGCCCAGGGACGGTGCTGCATGAGCCTGCACCTAGTGCCGATCTCCTTCGCGGACGCCTGCGGCTTCGTGGAGATGTGGCACCGGCATCACCAGCCGAAGGTGGGTCACAAATTCAGCGTCGGTGTCGCTGACGACGACGGCGTGCTGCGCGGAGTAGCGATGGTCGGCTGGCCGGTCGCTCGCGCCTACCAGGACGGTCTAACACTGGAGGTCAACCGGACCGCCACAGACGGAACACCGAACGCCAACAGCATGCTCTACGGAGCCGCGTGGCGCGCATCCAAGGCGCTCGGCTACTACCGGCTCGTCACTTACACGCAGCAAGGCGAGACCGGTGCAAGCCTCCGCGCCGCTGGCTGGCGCGTCGTCGCTGAGCGTCCGGCACGCGGCCCTTGGACCACACCATCCCGGCCGCGCGAGGACAAGGGCACTGGCGGCATCCCCCGCACTCTCTGGGAGGCGTCGTGACCCTAGATCCCGTGTACTGCGCTGACGGCTGTGGCCGGCTGGCCGAGACCGAACGACCGCTGGGCATGTTCCCCGCGGGTGACCTGATCGACGGCGAAGAAGTCGTGAGTGTCGAGTTGGTGTGTGCCCGCTGCGGACTGGAGGAGACCGGATGACCGAACGCACAAGGTGGCTGATCCGGATCGTCGCGATCCTCGGCGTACTCGCATTCTGGGGCACTGTCGCATGGCTGGCTTGGAGGCACCTGTGAACGAACCTTGCTTGGTCGACTGGTGCGACCGTCCGGTAGGCGACGGGTACGTGTGCCAGCACTGCCAGGACCACCTGGAGCGAGCCCTAGGAGACGTTGCCGCGCTCTGGGAGGAGCTGGACACGGTCCTCACCAAGCAGGCCCGCTATGCCGCTGCTGAGTTCCGCCGTGGTGAGCAGGCGCTCCCGTTCAACCCGGTCGCGTCTGAGCTCGGCTACGTGCTGCGCAACACGCTGAGCACGTGGTGCCGTCTGATCTCGGAGGAACGCGGCAAGGCACTACCCGACACCGACACCCCGCCTGCTGTCGCTGGCTGGTTGTTGGCGCATGTCGTCTGGCTAAGGCACCATCGCGCCGGTCACGAGGCGGTGGAGGAGATCACGTCAGCCGTCCGCGCGATCCGCAAGGCCGTGGACAGGCCAGCGGACCGGATCTACGCGGGTCCCTGCAAGGACTGCGGCGGTGACATGTACGCCAAGCCTGACGCGGCCTCTGTGGACTGCCGCCCCTGTGGGCTGAACTACGACGTGGCGGAGATGCTGACCTGGATGCGAGGTCAGGTGTACGGGCGGCTGGTCACGGCCAAGGAAGGCGTAGTGCTGCTGTCCCGCTTCGGGTTACCGGTGCAGCAGAAGACGATCGACAAGTGGTTCGAGCGGAAGCGGCTGAGCGAGCATGGGCATGACCCCGTGGGGAAGCGGCTGTACCTGTTCGATGACCTCGTGACGCTGGCCGCTGCGAACGCACCTGCGGAGCGTGCATCGTGAGACAATCAAAGGGAGGCTCCGGCGACCGCGCGAACGGCCCCGGAGCGTGACCGACTAACAAGGAGTCGATATGGCAAACGCTACCAAGTACGGAGCGCTCTCCCGCACTGAACTGGAGACGCGGCTCGCCGTTGCCGAGGACGTCTGCGTGATATACGCGTGGTCCCCGTCGCGGACTGTGACCGATCGGGAGAAGGCTGCTCACGAACTGTGGGACCGATGGAGTCATCTGGCGGGCAACGACTGCACCGCCAAGAGCAACCCTCACCTGACTGACGAGCTGATCGCTGAGCTTGCAGCCAAGCGTGACGCGACCCGCGCGGCCACCCTTGAGTACTACTTCGGACCCGAGGGCAAGGCCTGATGGGCACCCTGAACTACTCCAGTACCGTCGCGTCGTCGAAGACGGCTGGCGAGATGAGTTTGATGCTCTCGAAGCACGGAGCTGCCCGCGTGACGGTGATGTTCGAGGCGGGGCAGCATGTCGGGCTTGAGTTCACTCTCGCAACCCCGCACGGGCCACGGGAGTTCTCGCTGCCGATCGACGTCACCGCAGTGCAACGACTGCTTGAGAAGCAGGTCCGCGCCCGGCGGATCCAGAAGCGTTACGCCGAACCCGGTCAGGCAGAGCGCACCGCATGGCGCGTAGCGAAGGACTGGCTTGCTGCTCAGTTGGCGATCATCGAGGCGCAGATGGCCACGCTTGACGAGGTGATGCTGCCGTACCTGATCGTTGAGCCGGGGCCGGAACGGAAGACGCTGTACGCGGCGTACAGGGAGCGCGAGGAGTCGCTCGCTCTGACAGCTGGACACGCCGAGTAACGCGCGAACCGCATCTCGCAACTCCGTCGTGTACTCTCCTGCTTAACTGGCCGCAGTTGTTGGTAGGGCCGGTTGCTTAGCTGCTCACCATCCTCCGGGATTGGTGAGCGTTAGACCCGGTGGTAGCACAACGAGTGCGCCTCAGTTGGAGTAGGACGTGCCTGCAGCCGTCCGAAAGACTGATGGAGATGCTGGTGTGGAACCCACGCCCACCGGAACATCACCCGAAGGCCCGGCTACCTCACCCGAGGGCCCGGCTACCCCACCTGAGTAGCCGGGCCTTCGGTATGCAACTGGAGGTGAGCAGGTGGATCCCGACACAGCGATCAACGCCGCATGCCGCGACCTGTTCGAGTTCATCATCGACACGCTCAGTAACACTCAGGATGACTACACCCTGACCGACTGAAGCGGTACGACGGTCCTGACCTGCGGAAACACCACCAGCTGAGCGTGACCAGTACGTCGCACCATCCGCCACTGGGGGTGGCATGAACCAAGGCCGTGTACGGACCGCTGTGACAGGAGTTTGATTCATGTCGATCACCCACGACGGATTCCACGCCCGCGACGGCTGGTACTTCGAGCGCCAGGAAGACGGCTCAGTGAAGCTAAGCGCCGCTGTCGGCCGTAGCACCGAGACGCTCACGCTCCCCGCCAACGAGTGGGCCTCTGTCGTTGCTGCCGTCTGCGCCGAAGGTGAGACATCCGAGACGTACCAACGCGCGCTCTCTGCGCAACTCGGCACCTGACGTCACCATCTGCAACCACACTGGGGGTGTGGCAAGTGCAAGGCCGCCATGTGCGACCACGACCCAACCTGCCGACAAGGATCCGGGTGGTGATCGCGCGATGGCTGAGTGCATCACCTGCGGCGAACCGGTCACACTCACGCAACTCGGACTGATCGGGATCGACGGCGTCTGCCGTGACCCGTGGAATCCAAACCAGGATGACGAAGGCCTGCACATCATCGACGGCCTCAGCTGACATGCGCTGGCCAAGGCTGACCCGAGGCAGACACCGCCCCACCAAGACTGAGCCGGCCATCTGGCCACTGGTCGAGACGTGGGAAACCAGCAGGACTGGCGCTCGTGAGCAGCGGAGATGGTGGCGTGGCTAGGCTCCTGACCTCCGTGGTCCTGTCGCTCGCCCTGTTGGCAGGCGCAACCAGCTGTCCCGCTCAGCCGGACCCGAAGCCGACCGTCAAGTGCCACGAAGGCGATCCCTGCTGGGACTGCCACGTGGACGGCAATAAGAAGTGCGGACCTGGCGACAAGCGGAAGCTCTAACCCTTACGCCTGGCAGCTACAGCCTCAGCAAGCAGGATGCGCACCATCTCGCTGCGGTTGACCTTCTCAGCCTCAGCCATCTGGTCAATGAGGGCGATGGCCTCAGCCTTGAGGCGTACCCCAACGATGACGCGGCGCGGTCCGGTGCGTGGCATGTGTTAGACACTACCTCCCCGCGACCTATTGTGTTAGACACTTCCCAGTGTCACACTCCGAAGGGGGAGCCAGGGAACCGGCCGGTCAGGGCACGCGTCTAAGCCCCCATCACCAACAGGGGGAAGTCATGACGCAGCAACAGCAGAGGCCGCAGACGCGCCTGCCAGACCCGGGACAGCCGGCTCCGAAGCGCAGCTACACGCCGCTCTGGATCGCACTGGCCCTGATCCTCGCGGCCGTCGCTGTAGCGGTAGGGGTGGGAGTAGGACCTTCCACCACGGCCACGCACACGGTGGTGTACGAGGCCACTGCAGACGCCTACACGGGTGGCGGCAGGACCGGCATGGTCACGGCACAGACCGAGAGTGGAACCAGTCAGGGAACCGGCGCACTGCCATTCAGCGACACCCTGACGTCGTTCCGCACGGGTGACTTCCTCTACCTGTCGGTGCAGAACCAACAGCCCGCAGGATCGGTCACCTGTCGCATCACCGTCGATGGCGTGGTGGTCAGTGAGAACACCTCGACCGGTGGGTACACCATCGCCACCTGCCAAGGCCGGGTGCAGTAAGATCCGTTGTGAAAGCCCCGCCGCGTTATCGCGGACATCCGGCGGTCGGGTCCCGGACACCAGAAGCCCTGGCCTACCTCGTGTGGTCAGGGCTTCGTCACGAGTAGGGGATGAACCCATGAGCGAAGGCGAGAAGTTCGTGACCGTCGAGGTCAGCACTGAACTCCTGGCCCAGCTTCAGGACGGGTGGACGCCACCGGTCCATGTGCGGATCGGGCCCATCGCTGATGGGTACACGATGACCGCCAAGACCCACATGTGCGAGCCGTGCACCTGTCCGCACATCTCCGATGTGGACGACTACTGCCCGCAGCACGGGAGGGACTCATGAGCGAACCAGTGTGCATCGAACCCGGTTGCCCCCAGCCTGCCGACACTGAGCGTCCCGTACCCACTGACCACGGTGACCCAGTGGTAGAGCTCGTATGCCACGACCACGAGGCACCAACCCAGTAGCTACTGCGTCATAGGTAGGTGATGACGCATGCCATCACAAAGGCGACGATCCAAGCCACCAGGTAGCACCACTTCAGGTGGATGGGGATCCAAGCATCAAGCACTACGTGCTCAGTACGTGGCACGCATGGCAGCCGGCGAACAGTTCATGTGCTGGCGCTGCGGAGGGTGGGTCAACCCCTCCATGCCGTGGGACCTAGGCCATGACGACCATGACCGCACCATCACCCGTGGCCCTGAGCATCGTGGCCGTGAGTGCCCACAGGGTGGCAACCGCGCCACCTACAAGCGTCGCGTAACTCAGTTACGACGCTGGCAACTCTGACAGTTTTTAACTAACACGATGGTCATGAC